CATCTTTGTTCATCCCCTTGGATGTCCATGTTGGCAGAATCGGGCGTGAACTTGGCTTGCTTACAAGAAAGCAGGATGACAGGTTGGCGGTTGAGGAATTGACCGACAAGTTGCGTGATTTCGACATCCAAGACCCTTGCAAGTATGATTTTGCATTATTCGGATATGGTGAATCATTAAAGCACAAGCAGCCATGAAAGAAACATTCTATTTCCAGCACGATTATAATGCCCGGAATGACCCTAAATTGCAAGATGTTTTGATTGACCTTGGCGTTGAGGGCATCGGCGTGTTTTGGTGCATCATTGAACAACTATATGAGCAAGGCGGCACATTGCCGATACGTTCTTGCAAAAGCATTGCATTTGCATTGCACGTGGATTGCAACGTGGTTGAAAGGCTTGTGCATGATTATGGATTGTTCAAAAATGATGGTGAAAAAATGTGGTCGGAAAGCGTTTTGAACCGTTTGAACCGCCGCAAGGATATTTCCGACAAACGGAAGTTGGCAGCATTGGCACGATGGCGGCATAACCTTGAAAATCAAAGCCAAGCATCCATCCAATCAACAGATAATCCGATTGTCAATAATGCTAATGAAATGCAAGTGCATACCACAAGCAATGCAAGTGCAGGACATAAAGAAAAGGAAATAAAAGAAAAGAATAATATAAAAGAAAGTATTAAAGAAAAGCACGAAACCGCCAAGCGGTTTGTGCCGCCCACCCTTGAAGAAGTCAAGGCAAGAATTAAGGAAATGAATTACACGTTTGATGCGGAAGCATTCATTGCCTTTTACCAATCAAAAAATTGGATGGTCGGAAAGAACAAAATGAAAGATTGGAAAGCCGCAATGGTTACATGGCAAAAACGTGAATATGAGTTCCCGAAAAGAAAAAATCAAGGTTCAACCAAAAAAGCAAACGAAGAATGGTAACACAGAACAACGACAATAAGAAAGTGGCAATGCCATCAATCGCACAGGTATTGACAGCAATTGAACGCCGTGGGATGTTCACCGGGTTCAAGCGTTATCAATACACGCAATATGATGTGGTGGAAGCCTTGAAGATTGTGGAAGCAATCGGCAAAAGCCGCAATCCGGCGTTTGTGATTGATGATGAAAACCACTTTGCCTATGAGAATTTTATCAAGTGGGCGCATGGGGATGGTACGATGAAGTGCATTGACCCGATTTCACGGCAAATTGTTCCGGGCAGGTTGAACCGTGGCATCTACATTGCGGGCAACACGGGTTCGGGCAAATCATGGTGTTTGGAAATCATGCACGCATATTGTGCGGCATGGAATTTCAAGGTTCTTTGGGGTGATGATACAGAACCACGCCCCCTTTGGTGGCGCACGGTAAGGGCTGATGCCTTGTGTGATGTGTGGGCGGAGAAAGGCAGCATCATGGAGTATAAGAAACAAGCCATGTTGGGCATCCAAGACTTCGGAAATGAACCCCAAGAATCCTTGTACATGGGCAACCGCCTTGATGTGGTGCGTAACCTGATTGAATACCGTGGGGACAAGCAGGATGAAATGACATTCATAACATCCAACTTGCGCATAAATGGTGATATTCTGATTGATAGGTACGGCGATAGGGTGGCAAGCCGCCTTGTTGAAATGTGCAACTATTTTGAGATAAAAGGCAAAGACCGCCGCAAATTATAAACACTAACTAAAATTTGATATATGAACGACATTATCCAAGCCGAAGTTGTCTATAAGACAAACAGAGGAACGCCCGTAACTGATTCGGTTAAGGTTGCAAGGGTGTTTGAGAAACAACACAAGAATGTTATGAAGTCAATCCGTAACATTTTGGGGTCGGCTCAAAATTTAGCCAACCAAAAATGGTTTGCCGAAACCACATACACGGATGCCCAAGGTAAGCGGCAACCCATGTTCCTGATGAACCGTGATGGGTTTTCATTGCTCACCATGTCATTGACCGGGGAAAAGGCAATGGCATTCAAGGTGGCATTCATTGAACAGTTCAACCGCATGGAACAAGCAATCAAGGAACTTACCCCAGCAACCCCGGCAATACCACAAACATTTGCCCAAGCGTTGCGATTGGCGGCAGAGCAAGCGGAAACAATCGAAGCCCAGCAAAAGCAGCTTGAAGCCCAAGCCCCCAAGGTGGCATTTGCAACCGCAATCATCAATTCACCATCATCATGTGGGATTGATGAACTTGCCAAGTTGTTAAAACAAAATGGCGTGGACATGGGCGAAATCCGGCTTTTCCAATGGTTGCGTGATAATGATTACTTGTGCAGCGTAGGCACAGCAAGAAACCAACCGACACAAAAAGCCCTTGACATGGGGTTGTTTGAGTTGAAGCCGCAAACGTGGACAAATCCCAAAACCGATGAAGTGATGACAACAACACGCACGATGGTAACGGGAAAGGGCAAGGAGTATTTCATCAACAAGTTCTTGTTCAAGCAGCAGAAAGGGCAAACATTATGAGGATATATATTTCGGGCAAGATAAGCGGTTTGCCATTAGATGATGTCAAGGTAAGATTTGCCGATGCAAAAGCATTCCTTGATGAAATCGGTTTTGAAGCCGTGAACCCTTTGGAAAAGGGATTGCCGGATGATGCACCTTGGGAACAACACATGGTTAAGGATATTGAATTGCTTTTGTCATGTGATGCCATCTATATGATGGATAATTGGATGGATTCAACAGGTGCAGGAATAGAATATGACATTGCCATGCGCACGGGCAAGGATATTTGGTTTGAAAGCAACATTGTTCGTGACAATGCCAAGGTGATGCGTATTCAGAACGCAATCCACGAAGTAACCGGGTTAAAGTTTTCGGATTACATTACCAAGAGCCGCAAGCGTGATGGGTTTTATGCACGCATGATTTTCGTTTACCATTGCCGGGCGATGAAAATGAAGCTGACAAAGATTGCCAAATATGTGCATCGTGACCATTCATCCATGTTGCATTTATTGCGGAAGTACGAAGATGATTTCCGTTTCAATGTGCAATTCAGAGAGTTGGCAACGAGAGTAAATAATATATTAAATACATCTACAAAATGAAATTATTATTCTTTGATTTGGAAACAACCGGGACAAACCCCGGAAAGCACGGAATCCACCAAATATCCGGGCAAATAGTGATTGATGGCATCGTGAAAGAATCCTTTGATTTCCATGTGCAGCCAAACCCCAAGGCAATCATTGAGGATGAAGCGTTGGCGGTTGCAGGTGTCACCCGTGAACAAATCGCCCAATATCCACCGATGGCAACAGTGTATGCCCAATTTGTCGCAATGCTCGGCAAGTATGTGGACAAGTTCAACAAAAAGGACAAGTTCTTTTTGGTCGGGTACAATAATGCCGCCTTTGATAACCAGTTCTTGCGTGGCTTTTTCTTGCAGAATGCCGACAAATACTTTGGTTCGTGGTTTTGGGCAAATACTTTGGATGTAATGGTACTTGCAACGAATTATCTTTTGGACATTCGCTCGGACATGGAGAATTTCAAGTTATCCACAGTCGCCGCAACCCTTGGTGTTCAGGTGGATGGTGATTCATTGCATAATGCGTTATATGACATTGAACTAACAAAGGCGGTGTTTGACATCGTGGCAAAGAGAGTATGAACACACACAAATTTGATTACCGATGGAAATTGGCGGATGCCAACTTTACCAAAGACAAAGGCAAGGTGTTTTCTTGCTTTGCTTGTGGGGGGGGCTGTTCGATGGGTTACAAACTTGCGGGCTTTGATGTTATCGGATGCAATGAGATAGACCACCGCATGATGTACACGTATTGCCAAAACAATAATCCACGTTTCCCATTCCTTGAACCAATCCAAACATTCAAGGAAAGGCAGGATTTGCCTCCGGAGTTGTTCAACCTTGACATCCTCGATGGTTCGCCCCCTTGTTCCACATTCAGCATGGCAGGAAGCCGGGAAGATGCTTGGGGGAAGTTGAAGCATTTTCGTGAGGGACAAGCCGAACAGGTGCTTGATACGTTGTTCTTTGATTTTATTGACCTTGCCAAGAAGTTGCAACCCAAAGTGGTTGTTGCTGAAAACGTGAAAGGGCTTGTGTTGGGCAACGCCAAGGATTATGTAAGGCGTATTTACCAAGGCTTTGAGGATGCCGGGTATTACGTTAAGCATTTCTTGCTTGATGCACAACAAATGGGTGTTCCCCAAAGGCGTGAACGTGTCTTTTTCCTTTGCTTGCGTAAGGACATCGCATCCCCGGTGTTGGTGCAAGATGGATTGTTTGACATGACACCACGCATTGAAATGGAGTTCAACGAAAAGCCTATATTGTTCCGTGAAGTGGCGGATTATTCAGGTGATGAAGTCAATTCCAAGGTGGTGCGTACATTGTGGGAAAACCGACAATATGGAGATACCAACCAAGGTGATGCCAATTTCCGCTTGTATGGCAAAGGTTCAAACTTTAATCAAGCGTATGTGTACACCGATAAGATATGCCCCACCCTTGCAAGCAAGAAAACGTGTTTGATACATTTTGATAAGCCGTTGTATCTTGGGCAAAGCGAAGTATGTTGCATTTCATCATTCCCACAGGATTACGACTTTTCAGGGCAACAACCGCATTATGTGTGTGGTATGAGTGTTCCACCCGTTATGATGGCACAAGTGGCAAGCCGCATTTATGATTATTGGTTATCAAAAATTTAGCGATAAGTGTATTACTATAAAACAAAATGATTAACAATGAAGCAAGTAGAATTATTCAATGACCATTTCCAAAACTTTAAGGTTTATGGAATACCAAAGGCACAATTGATAATTGCAGACCCGCCCTATAATTTGGGCGTGAACGCATACGCATCCAACCCATCATGGTACGTTGGAGGTGATAACAAGAATGGCGAATCCGACAAGGCAGGAAAGGAATTTTTTGACACGGACAAGGATTTTCGCCCGGCTGAATTTATGCACTTTTGTTCACAAATGCTTGTGAAAGAACCCAAGGAATCCGGGAAATCACCTTGCATGATTGTGTTTTGCGAGTTTGAGCAACAATTCAAATACATTGAACTTGGAAAACGGTATGGGTTCAACCATTACATCAATCTTGTATTCCGCAAGAACTTTTCGGCACAAGTCCTTAAAGCGAACATGAAGATTGTGGGAAATTGTGAATATGGCGTTTTGCTTTACCGGGACAAGTTGCCCAAGTTCAACAATGATGCAGTTGGGGGGGGTATGGTGTTCAATTGCATAGATTGGATGCGTGACAATAGAACCCCGAAGATACACCCGACACAAAAGCCCGTGCCGTTGCTTGAATACCTGATAAGGATTTTCACTGACCCCGGCGATGTGGTCATTGACCCATGTGCCGGGAGTGGTTCAACGCTATTTGCCGCAATGGAACTTGGGCGGCGTGCGTATGGATTTGAAATCAAGAAAGAGTTTTTCAAGGCGGCAAACGAAAAGGTTTTGTCCCAACCAATTCAACCAAGTTTATTCTAAAACAAAAACATTCGCAACAATGAAAGATTTGATTTTTGATGTCATGTTGAATGGGCGGTTTGTATGCACCATGAAATACAGATATTGCCCTTTGTTCCCCATTACCCCGGAGGACATTGCAAAGTTCGTGGAGGAAAAACGCCCATCCTTAAAGGGCAAGAACTATAATATAGCATTCTGATATGAAAGCGACAACGGAACGCATATTTGCCAATGACATACAAATGATGTTATGGCAAGAAAAGAATTGTTGCAGATGCACGAAAGCCATTAACACATCCAAAGCAACGTTTTACAAGTGTGCCTTGCAACGTGATATGGAATGCCAACAAAAGGGGCTTTGGCAGATAAACGAAAGAAGCGTGAAATTGGTTAAGGGGGTTGATGTTTGCCCCCTTATGAAGCCAAAGGAAACAATCATTTCTTGCGTTGATGCCCCGGTTATTGATGCCCATGAGTTCGCCAAGGGCAAACCTATTGAGCAACCGAAACAGGAAGCCCCGAAAAAGGAAGTGACACAAACTTTTTCGGATGCTGAAATAAAAGCAGCAGAAAAAAGGATGTTTGATACCATTTGGAACAATGAGATTGCCCCGAATGTTGGCAATGCAATCAAGAATGTGCAAGCCCCGATGAGTGAAGCCAGATTCAAGGAACTTGCCCGCAGGGATGCCCAAACCATGCTTGACACGTTCACATGGGAAGAAAACATGATGATTGCCTTTGTACCGCTTATCATTTCAAAGGTTGCATGGGTATATGCTGAAAAGGCTTTGAAGTATTGTGCGGACAATCGGATTTCAGAGTTCAAGAAGTTGGGGCGTTCAATCAAGGAGTTGCGGCAAAAATATCTTGATGTGTTACGCCTTGACCTTGATTTTACGCACATCCACCGTATTGAATCACAAACCTTGCAATTCATGGATGAATGCAATTATCACTTGACCATTCTTTGGTATCAAGTAAACCAATACATCAAGAGCCACGCCCCCGAAATGCCACATGATATAATGCGGACAGATGCAGCCATTGCCGTGCTGATGGTGCGATACTTGAAAGCACACAACAAGCGCATGGATGCCGTTATTGCCGCCAAGATGGGGAGAAGCCAATCAATCGACAATCCCCAAATGATAGCCCTTGAAAAGTTGATGATGCAGTATTTCCCGGCAGATTTCAAGTTGGAAACCAATGCCAACCTTGATTTGTGCGGTAAGATATTCGCCAATAACCTTTCCAAGATAGAATTTGAAGTAACAAACGATTAAATACCGGGTATATGTATAACAAAAAAAGAAGATTTCACAAAATGAATTACAATGATTTAGCAACCAAAGCCCATGAAAATGCCGTAAAACACGGATTTTGGGAACGTAAATTGAGCAATGAACATTGCTTGTGCCTTGTTCTCACGGAAGTATGCGAAGCCGTGGAAGCAGACAGAAAGGGCAATCACGCCGATTATGATGGGTATGCCAAGATGCCGAACAAACAAGCCGGATTTGAACAGTTCATCAAAAGCAGTGTTGAAGATGAATTGGCAGATGTTGCCATCCGCCTTGCAGACCTTGCCGGAGCGTTGGGCGTTGATTTCACCAAGATGCAGCCTTGCCGATATTACCGGGCTTTCGGCAAGTTTTCATTCACGGAAAATGCCTTTGCCTTGTGCAAGGGATTATCCAAGGATGCAATCGGTATTGAAAAGCGTATTCAATTCGGACTTGATTACGTTTTCAATTGGGCGCATTACAATGGCATTGACCTTGCCGCCTACATTGAAGCGAAGATGCGTTATAACATCATGCGCCCAATCCGGCATGGCAAAAAGTATTAACCAAATGCAATGCAATTGCATAACAAAAGCAAAGCAACATGAAACGTGTTAAGATTAACGATGATGGCTTTGTGTGGCACGTGCGCACAGAAGCGGAAGCGAAACAATTATTCGGCGAACAAACATTGTATGCCTTGTATGATGATGACACCGAAGCAGAGATTGAGAATGAAGAAGAACTTGAAGCGATGTTCCGCCGTGGAATTTACGTTGGAACGGAAGTTGGGTTCATAGATGATAACTTAAATAAAAGATAATCATGTTACAAATTGAAGTAATTGGCAACATCGGCACGGATGCCGAAATCAAAGAGTTTAGCGGTAAGAAGTATGTGGCATTCAACGTGGCACATTCTGAAAGGCGAAAGGATGCCAACGGCACAACCATAGAATCAACAACATGGGTGTCCGTCCTTTGGTATGGTGATGGCGGTGGATTGACCGCTTATCTGAAAAAAGGTTGCAAGGTGTTTGTTCGTGGGCGTATGTCCTTGAAGCAATACCAAGACAAGAACAACCATTGGCAAGTGGCGGTGAATTGCAATGCAAGTGAAGTGCAGCTTTGCGGCATCAAGGGGGATGACAACGCCCAGCAGCAAGCGGCAACTAACCAACAGCAACAACAATCAAGCAATGGTGATGATGGTTTACCGTTCTAACAGATACGACAATATCATTGCTATTGACCCCGACAAGGAAAAGTCCGGGGTGGCATACCTGAAACCATCAACACGGCAATTGGAGGTGTCAAACCTTGCATTCCCATTGTTGCTTGATTACTTGCAGCACGCAAAGAGCAAGAGCGGAGAAACGCAAGAATCCTTGATTGTCGTTGTTGAAGCCGGATGGATGAACGCCAAATCATGTTTCCATGAAGCCCAAGGAAAGCAAGCCGAAAAGATTGCAAAGGATGTGGGTGCAAACCATGAAACAGGGCGTAAAATCATCGAAATGTGCGAGCATTATGGCATTGAGGTTTTGCCACACATCCCATTGGTGAAGTGTTGGAAAGGCAAAGACCGCAAGATTACCCATGAGGAATTGGCATCATTCACGGGTATCATGGGCAGGACAAACCAAGATGCAAGGGATGCCGCATTGCTTGCGTGGACATTTGCAGGGTTGCCCATCCGCATCAAGGCAGGTGGATAACTTTTGTATATCTTTCGTGTGTCAAGGGGTGTGTTATTGTAATACACCCCTTAACTTTGCAATGCAATTGCATTTAATCAAGTTTGAAAAATATGAAACCAATTGATTTTCCGCAATCCACAAAGGTATTGCAACGCCCCGGCACGATGTCGGAAAGTGAATGCCAATCATTGCCCGTGTGGAATGATGGCAAACAATGTGTTTCTTGTTGGAAACCCACCATCAAGGAACGCATCAAAATTTTGTTGGGTGGTAATGTGTGGTTGGGCGTATTGTCCGGCAAGACACAACCGCCCGTGTTCGTAACAGGTGAAAGGGTGTTTGAAAAAGCCCCCATAAAAGCCCAAATCAAGGCGTTTTTGCTTGAAGTGGGTGAAAGTATTGCAGAGATAGGCAAAAGCCTTGCAGAAGCCACGAAACAGCCCGACAAACGCAAACATTGCCTTGTCGGTGCTTTAATAGGTTTGTTTTTCGGTTGTCTTTTGGGATGGCAATGGGGTTTTACCATCGGTTGCCTTGCCGGGGCAATCAAGGAATGGTGGGATGGCAAAGGACATGGTACGGTTGAACTTATAGATTTCGTTTGCACTTTAATAGGTGCTTTATGTGGTGCAACGCTTTCCATCGGCATCATGCGTTTGTTTCATTTAATCATGTAGGATATGGCAAGGATAATTGAAACGAGTATTGAAAGCCTTGTTCCTGACAACAAGAATTTCAACAAAGGCACGGAGTATGGCGATAGGCTGATGGATGAATCCTTGCGGCGTTTCGGATTGGGGCGTTCCATTTTGATTGACAAAAACAACCGTATCATTGCGGGCAACAAAACGGCAGAGAAAGCCGCCGACATAGGATTTACGGATGTGTTGGTGGTTGAAGTGGATGGCAACCAGCTTGTGGCGGTTAAGAGAAAGGATATTGACCTTGACACATCAAAGGGGCGTGAACTTGCCCTTGCCGATAATGCCACGGGCAAAGCAAACCTTTCATGGGATGAAAAGATGATTGCGGAAATGGCAACCAAATTTGATTTCAACCCGGATGATTGGGGTGTGGATGTGTCAATGGAAGAACCCGACAACGAGGAAGAGGAACAAACCAAAAAGGAGATTTCCACAAGGTTGATTGTTGAGTGTGGGGATGTGTCCCAATTATCCATGCTTTTAAGCGAGTTGCAAGACCGTGGCTTTAAGTGTGAGTTGAAAGAATGATGCACAAATTGCATAAAATCAATGTAAAAAAGGAGATTTTCAAATGGCAAAGTTCAGTAAGAAAACAACGGAAAAGATTGTTGGGCTTATCAAGTCCGACACATACACCATTGCCGAAATTTGCCGCCAAGTGGGTATTGCCCCACGCACATATCATTCATGGATTGAGGACAACCCCGAATTTGCCAAGGCGGTTGAAGACGCCAAGGCGGAACGGATGCAAATGTTCGTCATTGAAGCCAAGAAATCCTTGTTGAAGAAGATACAAGGGTATGAGGTAACGGAAACGGCAGTAACAACCATCCCGGACAAGAACGGCAAACCCACCATCAAGGAGCAAAAGACAACCAAGAAGCATATCCAAGCGGACACGGCGGCAATCATCTTTACCCTTACCAATGGCGACCCCGAACATTGGAGGAACAGGCAGACAACGGAAGTAACGGGCAAGGATGGCAAGGATTTGTTTGCATCCAAGACAGATGAAGAACTTGCAAAGGACATTGAGGAACTGACAAGGAAATTACAATAATGGCAGCAACAAAGGCAAGCAGAGCGGACAAGATAGCCTTAATCAAGGCAATGCAAGAACGGCTTAATCGTGAAAGTCGTTCTAACTTGTTGCGTTTCACCCTTGCCACGATGCCGACATTTCGCCCGGCAGATTTCCACCGCCGATATTATGATTGTCTTACCAAGTTCGCCAAGGGTGACATCAAGAAACTTATGGTGTTCATGCCGCCCCAACATGGTAAGTCCGAGGGTTCAACAAGGCGATTGCCCGCATTCCTTTTGGGGCAAGACCCCGAAAAGCGATTGGCGATTGTGTCCTACAATGCACCCAAGGCACGCAAGTTCAACCGAGAAATCCAACGTATCATCGACACCCCGGAATACCATGCCATTTTCCCCGAAACGTGCTTGAATGCGTCCAATGTGACAACCATTGCAGGTTCATGGTTGAGGAATGCCGATGAGTGCGAAATCGTGGGGCATCGCGGTGGCTTCAAAACCGTTGGTGTGGGTGGTGCATTGACAGGTGAACCCGTGGACATCCTGATTATGGATGATATATACAAGGATGCAAAAACGGCATGGTCGCCAATCGTGCGTGAAAGTGTGTCCGATTGGTACGATACGGTTGCCGAAACACGTTTGCACAATGATTCGCAACAATTGATTGTCTTTACACGTTGGCACGAAGATGATTTGGCAGGTACATTATTACGCCAACAAGGAGTGTTTGATGCCGAGAGCAACCCCGATGGATGGGTTGTTGTCATATACCAAGCAATCAAGGAGGGCAAGCCAACCAAGTATGACCCACGAAACGAGGGTGAACCCCTTTGGGCAGAACGGCACAACCTTGCCAAGCTGCAAGCCATACGAAAGAGAAATCCGCAAGTGTTCGATTCACTTTACCAACAAGACCCCCAACCACGTGCGGGTTTGATGTACGAAGCCGGATTTGTGGAATACATGGTTCGCCCGGCAACGCAATACGTGAAAAGGCGTTGTTATGTGGACACCGCAGACACCGGGGCGGATTACTTGTGTGCCATCATCTATGATGAAACCGAAATCGGTAATTACATTGTGGATGTGCTTTACACAACACGCCCGGTTGAATACACAGAACCCACCCTTGCCAAGATGCTTTGCAAGCATGGTGTTGCGGATTGCATCGTTGAAGCGAATAATGGCGGGCGGTTGTTCAAGAACAACGTGGAAAAGCAATGCAGGTTGATGGGAAATGGTAAAACCAAGTTCACATCCTTTGCACAGCACGAAAACAAGGACACACGCATTTATTCGCATTCCGCAATGGTTCAGAACCTCACATTCATGCCCCAAGGGTGGAAACATCTTTTCCCGGAGTTCGCCAAGGCGATATGTGGTTATCTGAAAGCCGGGCAGAATGAACATGATGATGCCCCCGATGCCTTGACAGGGACAATCGAAAAGCGCAAAGGCGGCAAGTGCACAAATGTTGCCGCATTATTTGGTGTATCTTAAATTTTTGAGTTTATGACAATAGAAGAAATTTTCAAGCAAGCAACGGCAAATGATGTGATTTCCGAATTGAAGTCATGCCGTTTCATCCCACAACCCGATGTGGAGAGTGCGGAAAAGGCGTTGAACCCCGTTAACCATGACATCAATAATGTTATCTTGCGCCCTGATAAGCGTGTGCAAGTCAATGATGACAATAACGCGGATTCAGCCCAAAAGGTGATTACCACCGATGGGGAAAGCACGAATTATAAAACGGTCAAGGTCGCACGTGTCGCCCTTGCACTGCAAAGGCTTATCATCAAACGTGCCGTGTCATTTTGCTTTGGTAATGAACCATTGTACAACGCAACGCCCATGAATGACAACGAAACCATGATTGCAGATGCCTTGAAACGCATTTTGCATGATGTCAAGTCAAAGTCTTTGAACCGCAAGATTGGGCGTTCCATCTTTGGTTACAAGGAATGTGCGGAGTATTGGTTTGTTGTCGAAAAGCCAAATGCCAAGTATGGCTTTGAAAGCAAGTATAAGATGCGTTGTGCTTTGTTTTCGCCCGCTTTTGGCGATACGCTTTATCCATACTTTGATGAAACCGGGGACATGGTGGCATTTTCTCGTTCCTTTTCCCGTACCATCAATGATGTTGCGGTTGATTACTTTGAAACATTCACGGACAAGGAACATTGGCTTTGGGTTAATGGGGCAAATGGGTATGAAGCCGCCCCCGGTTATCCCAAGCCCGTTGCCATTGGCAAAATACCCGTCATTTATGGGCATCAACCCATGTTTGAAACGGAAGATGTGGACAAGCTGATTGACAGATTGGAAACCTTGCTTTCCAACTTTGCCGACACCAACGATTACCATGCAAGCCCCAAGATTTTCACAACCGGGCAAATCAATGGTTGGGCGCAGAAAGGCGAAAGCGGTGCAGTTATCGAGGGCGAAGATGGGGCAACCATGCAATACGTTTCATGGCAGCAAGCCCCCGAAGCGGTCAAGTTGGAGATTGAAACCTTGCTTAAACTGATTTACACCATTACCCAGACCCCCGACATTTCATTTGATGCGGTTAAGGGATTGGGGGCAATATCGGGTGTTGCCTTGAAGTTGCTTTTCATGGATGCACATCTTAAAGTCCAAGATAAGTGTGAAATCTTTGATGATTACTTGCAACGCCGTGTAAACGTGCTTTTGGCATACATTGGCATGATGAACGATGCTTTGTCCAAGGATTGTGAAACCATCATCATTGAACCCGAAATCGTGCCTTACATGATTACATCCGATATTGATGATTTGAACTATTGGATGACAGCCAACGGCAATAAACCCGTTGTTTCGCAAGAAGAATCAATTGTTGGCGTTGGCATTTCCAAAAACCCCGAATTGACAATGAAGAAGTTGGATGAGCAATCACAACGTGATAATTCATTCATCATTGGTGAACCTCAATTGGAGGGTGATGCGTAATGGCAAGGATTAAAAGAACCCCGGCAGCGGAGCAACAGGCACAAAAGCCCAAGTTCCATTGCCGGGATTGTGCCAATTCATACGATTGGCATTCAAAGGCACTTGATGGGCATTTGATTTTGTGCCGTTGCAAGTATGATGCAAAGTCAGAATATGGCAAGTGGTGCAAGTTCCTGAATGATGCCCAATGTGAGAATTTTAAGATGAGAAAGTAAGATGGCAAAGCGGCAAAAGACAACAAGATTTTCAATCCAATCATACGATTTGGCACATTACCGCACAACCGAAGCGTATGCCCAAGCCGTGCAAGCCTTGTATGACAAGGCAACAACGGCGGTGTCAAGGGCGGCAGCACGTGGCAAGATAGACCCCGACAAGCCCTTTTCGTTTGATATGTACCCATCCGTGCAAAAGGAAATGCAGAGGATAACGGAACAACTTGCATCCAATATGCAAACCGTCATTGAAACAGGTTCACGCAAGCAATGGTTGTTTGCGTGCCAAAAGAATGATGGCTTTTTGGCATCCATCATGGACACATCCAAGTTGTCCAAGGGGCAGTTGAAGAAAATGCAAGACCAAAACTTGGATGCCTTGGCAGCGTTCCAAGGGCGAAAGGTGGATGGCATGGATTTATCACAAAGGATTTGGAAATACGTTGGGCAATACCGTGAGCAATTGGAATCCGCCCTTGATGTAGGTTTGGGAGAGGGGCGAAGCGCGGATGAACTTTCAAGGGATGTGCGGCAAAACTTGCTTGACCCCAACCGCCTTTTCCGCCGTGTCCGTGATAAACGTGGAAACCTTGTGTTGTCAAAGGCTGCAAGGGCTTTCCATCCGGGGCGTGGCGTTTATAGGTCAAGTTACAAGAATGCAATGCGCCTTACCCGGTCGGAAATCAATATGGCTTATCGTGAAAGTGATTGGCAGCGTTGGCAATCATTGGATTTTGTGGTTGGCTTTGAAATTCACCGAAGCAACCACGAACCGTTGTGCGAATGCGACATTTGCGAAAAGTTGGTTGGCAGATACCCAAAAACTTTCAAGTTCAAGGGGTGGCATCCTCAATGTATGTGTTACGCAACCCCTATATTGATGGATGAAGAAACCTTTGATGAAAATGAGTTGGGCGACCTCAAAGCGGCATTGCGCGGCACGACATACAAGCACCAACAGGCAAAGAACGCCGTTGCCGATGTGCCGGACGGGTTCAAAGCATGGGTCAAAGACCACACGGAAGCGCAAAAGGGTTGGGCATCCACGCCGTATTTCATCAAGGACAATTTCGTTGATGGGCAACTTGGTAAGGGGTTGAAGATTGCAATGCCGACAACACATGAAATCCAATCAAGCCTTATGGCAGATGTGGCGGCAAGGCTTGAAACCATGCGGAAAAGACGGAAGGAGATTAAACAGCAAGCACAAAACATTGCAACAACTACAATATCGCTTTCTATGTTCAATACATCCATACAAATATCCAAGGGTGCAGTGAAGGAATGGTTGAATCAACCGCATAAATTCATGTTAGAGAAAAACGAATTGATTCTTGACATCAATAAAACCCTTAAACAATCTAAGTATGTAGGATGGGTTAAAGACAAACACAATCCAAATGCAAAGGCGCATTTATTTGAAATAAAAATAAATGGCGAAAAGTCATGGATTATTGTTCGTGAATTTGAAGACGGAACTGTTTGTCTGCATAGTATTACAGACAGCGACAAACTCGCAGTGATGGCAAAAAAATAAGCACAACCAAATCAATCCGAGAAACTGCAATCCCGCCAACTGATTCAGTTGCACTTATATTTCTGCGAATGAATGCCTTTATCAAATTAGGGTCAAGGGAACTGCAATCCCAAGCCTAATCATCATAAGGTATTCTTTTATGCTGCAAAGATAATGCTTTTTCGTTGATTCACAAAATATTTATCTACATTTTTATATTTCGTTATTGGTTATGTTGATATTTTCCTTGATAGACTGCATTACAAACGCTTCAATGCGCTTTTCCAATGCGTCAAACTCAACGATGAATTTGTTTGCAATCATTTCATCAACATCATCACTTGAATATATGGCAAGCAATGATTCGTACACATCCGAATACAGGCTTTGCATCTTTTCCACGCAATTCAAAAGACGTGTCGTTTGTTCGCTCAAAACATACTTTTTCATTGCGCACCCCCTTTCCTGCTTGATTCGTTACCCATTTGCGGCTTGTCATCGTTGCGCTTGGATTTTTCATAAAGGAATCGGTTCACGAAGTAGATTTGCCCTTTCCCGGTTACTTTGGTGGTTGTCGTTACAAGGGAATCGCCCGATGGTTTGGTGATGACCGTCTTTTTGATTTCAAACAACCCCATTTCCATCGCCCTTTGCGTGGGTTGGTTGTACCATTCGCCCTTTTTGCAAAGGAATCCATTTTCACGCAACCATTGGAACAGGCGGTTTTGCCCGATTTCAACGCCGTTTTGCTTGATGATGCGTGCCAACTCGCCGATTAAAATGGAATGTTCGGATGTTTCCACCGCCTTGGCGAACGTTGCGCCGGGCAACAATTCCTTGTTTTGGCTTTCCAAACCGTTTATTTGCACGGTCATTTGCTTGGTCGTGGCTTCAAGCAGCGTGGCACGCTTTTCAGCGGCGGCAACGGCGGCTTTTTGGCGGTTGATGGTTTCTTGCGCGACTATCAACGCACGCGCCATGATTTGTTCCGGCGTTTCATCAACCCTTGCAACCATGTAACCACCCGACTTGCGGATGCTTGGCAGTACCTCGCCGCACACCCAATCTTGAAATTGTTCCGCTTCTTTCTTGCGGCTTTGGAAGATGCACTTGTACAAGTTGGGTTCGGTGATGAAATACGCTTGTTGTGTTCCACCATTTGTAAGGAGGGGAATAGTATGCACCCCCTTTTGATTAAGCCTTGGTCTAACCTTTGAAACTTGTTGCAAGTCTAATGCACGACATAAGTCTGCAAGACAAAACAAAGGTTCTCCACTTTCCGTTACTGATGTACGGATTTGCCCGAATTGGGCATTCTCAAAAATTTTAATCGAATCTTTCATTGTATAGCATTTATGAAAGTTTCAGGCAATAGAAAAACGGCATTGCCTTTCCCGTTGCTATACACCATCAAAGGCAGTTGGCGCATTAACGCTCAACACGGGGGTACAATGCCGATATGTTTGCCGTCAGGGTATAAAAATACCGCCAACGGATTGTTTGCGGTTCTTGCGTTCCGCCTTTGATATGATGTATAGCACCGCAAAAGTACAACAAATCCACGAACCGTGCAAATAATTCGGGGGAAAAATGCCAAATCTTTGAAATTTATCCCGATTTTTGGGGCGAAAGGGGTTTTTACCCCTCTCTCTATATATGTAATGAAATGAAATATATAGAGTATATATATATTATTTCCTTTATGTCATGCAAAAGCAATGCAATTGCATAAACAACTGATGCATTTGCATTGAATTTTGATGCATTTGCAATGATGTGAAATGTCCTAAATGCATTTGCGTTACATTTGCACTTCATTTGGAATGCATTTGCATTGAAGTGGTATACAATTGCATAAAGAAACGATGCATTTGCATTGCACTTGTATTACATGTGCATTTCATTTGGTGTTTGGGTTCTTGCGATTCGTTTTCTTGCGATGTATCACCCCACGGCGGATGATAACCTTTTCGTTGCGGTATGGCTTGGATTCCGTGATACCATAATTCCACAACCGGGAAGCAGACACACCAAGTTGGGATGGTGTGAAGTGGTCAAAGATGGCGGCTATTGAACCGAAATAATGGTTGTCATCATCGCCAAAGGAAACGTGGTATATTGTCGTTCCATTCATTGTTTTGCTATTGTTGTTATTGTAAAATCAAACCATTCTTTGGGCGAATTGGAAGCAGCCTTTTTCACCTTGCGATAAAAAGCCTTATCCAGCTTGCGAAGTCTTGCCAACGCATCATGTGGTTGCCAATGGAAATCCGGCATCACGGGATTGTTAGCGGCATATATTCCCCCTTGGTTGGGTTCATAATGCCCGAAAGCCACAATGATGCCATCCTTGATTGCAACCATTTCCCGGATTTGCTTTTTGCCCCGATGGTGCATCACAAGCCGTTGGCATCCGTTGTAATAATCCACAATCTTGCGTTGTTGTTCCATTGCTTGCCTTACCTTTTCGGCTTTGTGCTTGCGGAACACAAGCAGATTTTGGGCGACCTGATGGCGAAGTTCCGCAATGTTGATGGGAGCATCCCCCATTGCAACATCGTATGGCAACGTGCCATTTACAAACATCCTCACCGCACGGGCGAAGTTTTCCTTGTCCACAACCTTTTCGTGCAACTGATGCACGAAATCCACATCCAAGCCATATTTGCTTGCAAGGGCTTCAAAATCTTGTTTTGTCATCATACAAAGGTAACTAATTTATTTAATACAAAGTGAATAATCACCATATTTCAATGGGTGCGGGGTATGTGTAACCGCGAACAATTGCCATTGCGCGGTTCAATGCCCGTTTGAATGATTCGTAATACCCGAACACCCATTGTTGTTGCGGGTGTTCCTTGGTGAACACCGAGCATCCATCGGCATCCACAGGGCAACCGGGATTGTTGATATAAACCATGAACTTGCCATCGGTTTCGGCGATTGATACCCATTCGCGGTGATTGATGTAAACCGACCCGTCAAAATCGGTAAATGTGCCATCGTAATGGTTTGTTTCGGTTGCGTGCGTGGTAACGTTCGCCAAACCTTTGAATGCCGCGTTGAAGTCCTTGCAACGCGGCGTGTATAAACTTGATTTTCCAACCATATCATCAAAAGCATTTGGGAAGTTTATGTGAACACAAGCGATGTCCGGCAAGTATTATCAAGGCTTGTTCCGTCCGGAATGATGATGCCAACGTGCCGGGGCATCCGTGGTTGATTGTTGGGTGATGGTATTCAAAGGAAACCCCCGAACCATCGGAATAAAATTCAATGGAACTTGCCTTGCCATTGTCAAGGGCTTGGATTGTTTCATTCACACGAAGTTGGGTTTCATAATCCAACTTTTCAATTTGTTCTTTGATACATTGTTTCATTGTTGCGAAAGATTATTTGTTAAACTTGAATTATAAGCCCGGCAGGAAAGAAACCGTTTCACATTGTATTGTTTGGTTTTGGAACACCCAACCTTTATCATAGGCATTGCCATCATCCTTGCGGTGGTAACGAAACCATTTATCATACACACCCATTTTGCAATCCTCGATGCCCTTTTGATAATCATGTTCGGCGGTTGTGATTTGGGCTTTTGCCCTTTCCATGATTTGATTTTTCAAATCCTCAATTGTTGTTGCCATTATTGCGAAAGTTTTTATTGTTATACTTATGTTGCATTGTGTTTTATAGTAACACACCGCAAAGATAGTTGTTTTATTTAATACAACAAACTTTTTTGGCGAAAAAATGCACTTGCATTGCAAAATTGTTGATAAGTTAAGCATAACTAACCGCCTTTTATTAAGTGTATCACTATAAAACACGGTATCTTTGTAGGTGATTTGTGAAACTTAATACATTCAATTCAGATGAAGAAAACAATTTTGGCATTACTTGTGGCGAAGTTCCAAGGCGTGCGGAAAGACGGATTGTCAGTTATGGCGGGCATCCTTGCCCTACAAGCAGCAACCGAAGAAGAAGCGAAAACCCTTGTGGACAAACTCACCGATGCGCAAGTGAACGAGTTTATCAAGGATTATCGCAAGGATGTGGACAAAGAGGTGTCCGAGAGTAACAAGACCTTTGAAACCAATTTGCGCAAGAAGTACGATTTCAAGGAAAAGGAAACCGAACCCGGCGGTGACCCGAACAAGAACCCGGAAAACCTTGCGGAGATTGTCAAAGCGGCAGTTGCGGCAGCAGTCAAGCCCTTTGAAGAAAAGTTGTCAGGTTACGAAACCAAGAACCTTGCCGATACAAGGCTTGCCCAACTCAATGAGAAGTTGAACGGATGCAAGGATGAAACATTCAAGGCACAAACCTTGAAAGATTTCGCCCGCATGAAGTTTGAAACCGATGATGAGTTTGCGGAATACCTGAAAGACAAGGAAACGGACATCGCAACCGCAAATCAGAATGTGGCGAATGCCGCCCTTGGCGGTGCAAGTGGAAAGCCCCTTTTCGCCCAAAAAGGTGAAGATGGTATTTCCAAGGGTGTTGCCGATTTCGTGGCATCGCAGAAGCCCGAAAATGATACATTCAAGGGCAAAGAAGTTTAACCGTAAAAACCAACAACAATGTTGCAGATTGAACGAAAGAAAGACAACCGCGTTGTCAAGTGCATCTTGCATCGCGTTGCAGACATCCCCGGTGGCGTTACCGTTAAGGTTGCCAATCTGGGCGGCACGGCATTGTTTGAGGGAACGCCAATTGGTGTTGATGCAAATGGCTTGTATGCGGTTTGCAAGACCGCCCAAATCGTTACCGAAGCGGCAGCAAGTGCAACATCATACGAAGTTGCCAAGGGGCATCATTTCAAGGTTGGTGACCGTTTCGCAACAGCAGATTGCAACGGTCAGACCATCACCGCGATTGACAAGTCCGACCCCGCAAAGGACATCATCACCGTAGGCACAACCCTTTCGGCATCCAAGATTGCCGCCGGAACTTGTGCATTTGAATCAAGTGGAGCGAACAAGACATTGAAAGTTACCCCGGTTGCCATTGCCGGGAGCAACGAAGATGTCAAGAGCGACACCAACTTGTTTGTCAGTGCATGGGTTATCGGTGTAGTGAACAAGGCAACCGCCCCCATCGTGAATGATGCTATCAAAACCGCCCTTAAAGGTGTGGTTTATGTTTAACCCCTAAAACAATTAAGCGAATATGCAAAAGAGTTTGATGGTAGGGTTGAATGAAAAGGACATGGAAGCCGTAATTCGCACTTACGACCTCAAAGACTATTATTATCCAACCCTTTTCCCGTTGAAGGAAACCAATTTCCTCACGTGGAAGATGCTTGAAGCGCAATCCGGCTTGAAGATTGCCGCCGACCTTGTGGCAAGGGGTGCGACAATTCCGAGAAAGACCCGTGAAGCGATTTCACGCATCCAAGGTGACATCCCCAAGATTACCATATCGCGAGAGAAAAACGAGGATGAATTGACCGAATATGACATCATGGTTGCCATGTCGAGCAATAATCCCGACCTCAAAGCCCTTGTGGAGTTTTGGGCAGAGGACACCAAATTTTGTTGGGATGGCGTTGCAGCACGTGCCGAGTGGATTGCGTTGAAGCAAATTTCACTTGGCAAGGTGAAGTTCACCAATTCCAACAATGCAGCAGTCGTAACCGAATACGATGTTGATTACCTTATCCCGGCAGAGCAGAAAATCGGCGTAACAACCGATTACACGGCAGGAACAGCCGGAAAGCCTTTCACAAAGGATTTCCCCGCCGCCCTGAAGCTGGGCAAGAAGTTGTATGGCGCAACCTACAAGTTTGCGTTTATGAATGTTGATACTTTTGAGAAACTTGCCGCCCAAGAGGAAGTTTATAAGAAGTGTGCCACATTCATTCAGAACGTAACCGACACACAGGATGCCCCCGACCTTGCAACCGTGAATGCTTACCTTGCCAAGAAAAAGGAATTGTTCCGTGGCTTGCAAATCATTGTGATTGACCAAGACATCACATTGGAACTTGCCGATGGCACACGCATCACTGAAAATCCGTTTGAGGATGATGTTATCCTTTTCAGCGAAAGCAAGGTACTTGGCAACACGTATTGGAAAAAGCCGATTGACGCAAAGGCAATGCCCGGCAGCGTAGCCGAAAAGGTTATGCACGGACACACCCTTGTCAAGAAGTATTCCAACGAAAGCCCGGTACAGGAGGTTACCGAGGGAATTGCAAACCTTTTCCCCGCGTGGAATCTTGCCGGAAGAAGCGTTTTGATGCAGGTTAATGCGACATCGTGGAACAAGAACTAACATTGAACAAAGGGGCGGTGGCGGTTAAAGCGTAGGACACCGCCCCGGAGTTCTGAAAGCAAGATGGATTATGACGAACAAAGAATATCTTACCAAGGCATTGAACGGGCTTAACCTTTCCGATGATGATATTGAAATCATCATGATAAAAGGTGGAGTTCAAGCCGATGCCGAAGTTGATTGCAAGCAATGTGATACGGCGGTTTATGACCGCTTTTCGGTCATCCTCAAAGGCACTATGCAAAACGTGTCGGAGGGTGGATATTCCGTTTCTTGGAACATGGATGCCGTTAAGATGTATTACAATGCCTTGTGTCACGAACTTGGCAAAGATAATGTGCTTGCCACACGTCCGAAAATTCGCAACCGCTCAAATATATGGTGATATGGCAGCAGTAAAGCAATACCCCCATTTCCTTTTCATTGAGGAAGCCGCCGAATCCGTGCAGGATGCCGGGGGCAATTGGGTTGAATGCGAATCATCGCGCAAGTTCATTTCCATGTGCCGTGAGGAATCCGATGGCAAGGGTACGGAATACCAAGTTGCAGGAGGGAAAACCCAAAAAGCGACATCCGTTATTCAGTTGCCCACAACTTGCCCAATGGTTGCCAAAGGTGCAATGGTAGTGATTGCAAACGATATGGATTGTTCGGACATCCGCATTGCCGGAATATGCTTGAACTTTGACAAAGCACAATTACATTCACGGTTATGGGTATAAAGGCGAATTTCACAAAGGATGATGTGCGCAACCGCTTTGATGCTTTCTTGAATGAGATTGAAAAAAAGCAGATTGCCAGCTTGCAAAGGCTGGGCGAAATGTGCTTGATTGAAGCAAGAAACAACAAAGGGTATATGATGCAAACCGGGGCGTTGCTATCGTCCACGGGTTATCAAATCTTTGTGGATGGCGTTGCCGTTCATACCCAATTCGATGCGGCGAGCGGAGCGGAAAGCGGTGCAGCCGCAAAAGGAATGAAAGCCGGGCAAACCATTGCCGATAAGGTGGGAAAACAAACCAAGGGTGTTGCCCTTGTTGTGGTTGCCGGAATGAATTATGCCGCATACGTTGAAGCGAGAGGATATAATGTGCTATCAAGCGCGGAACATCTTGCCCAACGGGAATTGCCCCGGATGTTGGAGAAACTTATTACTAACATTAAACGTGCAGCCGAATGATTACATCATTTGATACCAACGAAATCTTGTTTGGCTTGCTCAATGGCAACACATCCATCAAGGGTGCTTGTTACCATGATGGTGACCGCCCGGACAATTCGCAGGATGAAGATATTGCCGTGAATACCGTTGATTTGACGCAAGACGGCTTGCCGCAAATAGGTACAAGCAACATCAACATCTATACCCCGGACACCCCCAAGAAAATCAAGGGCAAATCGGTGTTGTCAGCAAACCGCACGAGATTGAAAGCCTTGGCAAAAGAAGTCTTGGCAATAGTGAGAAAAGCGGAAATCCACGGAATTAAAGCCATACCCGGCAACATGACAATCATGTATGAGCCAAACACACGGCAACATTTCGTGAACATCCGCATTGATTGGAACATTCAAATTTAATTTCATCATGGCAGAAAGAACATCTTTAATCACGCTTGGTCTGTGTGAAATCCAAGTTGGTGCAGCATCAACAACTGGTGTGATGCCCGGCTCGCTTGCCAAAATCGGCAAGACCTACAAAGATACTTGCAAGATTGCGCAGGATGCCGCCGATGTGACGGAGCATTACGAGGAGGGCAAGGCAGCCCCCGAAGTGCGCAAGAAATCCAAGAAGATGCCGAAACTTACATTCTCAATCATGGATGCCAACGTGCAAGATTTGATTGATTATGTCGGTGGCGAAAACGTGGGTACATCCGATGCCCCCGTTTGGGGTTTTGATGGTGATGAAGTCGTTGCAAACAAGGCTATCTTGGTGAAAGCCGAACAGGGCTTGAACTTTGAAATCCCCAATGGCGACATCGAAGCCATCATCAACGCCGATATGTCGGCAAAGGGTATTTTCCTTGTCGATTTCACCGTTACCCCTTGTGCGGTATCATCGGGAAAGGCGATGAGAGCGAAACCCGCGACAACTTAAAAGCGGGGCAACCTGAAAGTGAAACCCGAAGCCCCCGGAGCAACAGCCCTTGGGGGCTTCAATGTTTAATCACAATAATATGAGCAAGGAACAAGAAAAATTGGAGCAGGAACGGCAAGAGTTGAACACCTTGATTGGTAAGGGCGTGTCTTTTGAGGTCAAGGATGTTGAGTTTGAAACCGTGAAGCGTTGGGGATTTTTCAAGAAACATACCCCCAAAGAAGTAACAAGGAGGTTCACCATCAATGAACCAACCCTTGCAACCCTTGACCGCCTTTCATCCGAATGGATAGAATTTGCCATTGATGAAGAAGCATTGAAATCAAGTGATGGCATGGTTGCGGCAAGACATTATGCCCACAAGCATTGTGAGCGTTGCGCAAAGGTAGTTGCCATCGCCGTGCTTGGCGAAGATAGGTTGATTGCCATTCCCGGAAAGGGTGGCACACGATGGGTTGAGGATGAAGCCAAATTGGAGCAATTGACACGCCTTTTCTTGCGTACCATCAAACCATCAAGGCTTTATCAATTGTATGTGCTTATCAATACCATGTGCAACCTTGGGGATTTTTTGAACTCTATCAGATTGATGTCCACAGACAGAACCACAATGCCGAATCCGATAGAGCAAAGCAACGTGGGTTGAATAGTCCACACGGTCGGCGGGGTGCAATCTGTGAGCATTTCGGATGGTCGTATGATTACTTGCTACATGGCATTGCATGGTCAATTGTCCAACGCATGATGATTGATGCACCAAGTTATGACACCGAAGATGACAACGTGCGTGAAATCGAATTGACGGAGGATAACCAACAACAAGTTTTGAATTATGTTAATTCTTTAATGTAGGTATATATGGCAGATGTAAACGGTGGTGCATTGTCCTTTTCATCCGTTTTGGATAACGACCAAATGAACGCAGCAATTGAAGAAACATTGCGGAGGGTTCAAGGCTTTTCCAATGCCGTTGTCGGCAGTGGTGATGTGATGGACAAGACAACACAAGAAATCGTTGAATCAATCAACATACAAAAACAGGTTATCCAAAACCTTGAAAATACCGTTGCCGAGTTGAACGCAAAGATTAACGAGTTGCAACCGGGAGCGGCACAAGATGCCCTTATCGAGCAAGCAAATGCGGCAAGGGCTGAACTTGAAGATGAAAAACAAGGCATGGTTGCCTTGATTACCGAATTGAACAACTTGCAGCGTGCCAATGCCGGGGCGGCATCATCCGCCGAGGAAATCCGGGCAACGCTTTCGCAGGTAGGGGCAGCGTGTGAAATGAATGAAAACGCCCTTGCCGCCCTTGAAGCAGAATATGAAAAGATAACAACGCAGATGAATGGTGCGTTGAAGTCTGGTAATGATGCAGAATACCGGGCATTGAGGAACAAGGCACAAGCCATCAAAGGCGAGATGGCAACACGCAAATCATTGTTGGCGGAGTTACGCAACCAATCCAATGCACTGGAAGCGGAGGCAAGCAAGTTGGAGCAATCAAGGGCGGCGGTTGAAAACAACGCCCAAGCCCATGTTTCCTTGCGTGGGCGCATCCGTGAATTGCGTGAGGAAATGGCATTGTACCGCGAACAATATGGCGACCAAACCGCCAAATACCGTGAAATGGCGGCAGAATTGGGAAGATTGCAGGACATCCAAGGGGATATTCAAACCCAAGGCAAAATCCTTTCCAATGATGAAGCACAATTCCAAGGCATCATTTCCGGCTTGAATGGTGTTGTGGGTGGATTCACGGCAGCACAAGGCGCGGTTGCATTATTTGCCGGAGAAAATGAAAACTTGCAAAAGATAATGTTGAAAGTCCAATCCCTTATGTCAATCACAATGGGATTGCAACAGGTATCACAAGCATTGAACAAGGATTCCGCCTTTCGTCTTGCAACCATCAATGGGTTAAAGGAATGGTGGAACAAACTTACAGTCATCGGGCGAGGTGAACAAGTTGCCGAAACCGTTGCAAAGACCGCAGACACCACGGCAACCATTGCCCAAACATCCGCAACCACCACAAACACGGCGGCGGTTCAAGCAAACACGGCGGCAAAAACGGGCAATGCAACCGCAACATCCGGGGCGGCGGCAGCCCAAGGAGTGCAAACGGCATCCGCAGTTGCTGGAACGGCGGCAAATATCGGGCTTGCCGGGGCATTCCGTATGGTTGGGGCGGCAATAAAATCTATCCCGGTGTTCGGTTGGATTCTTGCGGGCATTTCGGCTTTGATTGCCCTTGTGTCGCATTTCATAGGCAAGGCAAACGAATCCAAGAAAGCAGCAGAGGAATGGTATAAATCCATTGCAGAAAACGCATATAAGCCTATTGCAACCATTGAAGAATTATCCGTTAAGTGGAATGCACTTGGTGATGATTTGGAAGCAAAAAAACAATTCATTGAAGATAATGCCAAGGCATTTGATTCATTGGGTGTATCAATCAAGGATGTTTTAGATGCCCAAAATTTGCTTGTAAAGAATAAGCAAGCCTTTATTGATGCCCAAATAGAAAAGGCAAAAGCATCCATATATCTTGCCCAAGCACAAGAAAAGATAAAAGAGTATATAAAAGCAGAGCAAGAGTATAATGCGATGCCTGACACACGCAGCTATTATGTCCAAACATCATCCTTTGGAACTGGGTATTATGTTGAGGGTGAAAACACGGCTAAAAAGGAAAAGAAAAAAGAATTAGATGAGCTGAAAGCCGAAATTACACAAGGGTACACGAATGCAGCAGCCGCAGAGAAAGCAGGTTTGAAAAAATTGAAAGATGCCGGGATTGATGCAACCGAAACGTATGCCAAGGGGTCACTTGGTGCGATACAACAAGCCATTCAATTAAAGCAAGAAGCCTTGAAAAAATTGACTAATAATGCCGATTATCAAAAGGCTATGAAAGAAATTGAAGATTTGCAGAAACAAGCTGATAAAATAACCGGGAATAAAAATAAGAACGGTGGAAGCGGTGGAGGTGGCAGCACATCCACCAAAGACCCATTCTTGGAAAAATTGGCAAAGTACAAATCTGAGTATGCCCGTTTTCAAAAGTGGGTCAATTCGGGTGATGCCATCTTGGTTGCATCCGCCAACAAAGAGTTTGAAAAGTTGCTTAAAGAGGGGGCAACATACATTGATTACCTGAAAAAGCAACGTGACATCATCTTGCAAGTGGACATTGCCAACCGTACCAAGGAACAGAACAAGCAATTGCGGCAACTCAATGATGCGATAGCCGAGGAAACCAAAAGAACGGTACTTGAAGCATTCAATCAAGAGTTATCGGCAAGCCTTGACAACGCCAAATCGGTTATTGAAATGCTGAACATTATCGAGCAGAAGCGCAAGGAACTTTCGGGCGATGGCACGGAACTTGACAACGCCAAAAAAGATGTGCTTGATGAAGCGGAGCAGCAAGCCCAAAACAAGGTACGCCAACAAACGGAAGCCCTATTGAACCAATACGCATCATTCGTGGCACAGAAACGCCGCCTTGAAGAACAATTCAATGCGGATGTGGAATTGCTTAACCGCAAGCGTATGCAAGCCACAACGGATGCCGAGCGTGCGGAGATTGACCAAGCCATTGCCAATCGCCGTGCGCAATATGAAAAGGATGATAAGGGTGTCGGCGGTTATGATGATATGTTGAACCAATATGGCGGTTATGAGCAGAAGAAACAACGTATCATGGAACAATATGCCGAAAGGCGGCGTATTGCCCTTTTGAACAATGACCAATTATTGCTTGCACAGCTTGCACAGGCGGAACAAGAAGAATTATCCCGGTTGCAAAGCGATTTGATAACCAAATCGGCAGATTGGCAATTGCTTTTCTCAAACCTTGATGGATTGACAACCGACACCATCAAACGCCTTATGGGGCAAATAGAAAGCCAAAAAATCAACCTTTCGGCACAAATGAACCCCAAGGATTTGCAAGCCATCAACGAACAGTTGGAAAAGGCACGCAAGGAAATCGAATCACGCAACCCATTCACCGCCCTTGGTGCGGCATACGAGCGTTTGCGGCAGCAGATGAGGGATAACAAGTTGCTTTCGGGCGATGACCCATTCTTGCGTGAACTGCAAGCCAAGGAGGAAGAATATAAGCAATTCCAAGCATGGGTAAATTCGGGCAATTCCACGCTTGCAGATGGGGCAAATCAAGCCTTTTCCGAACTTGCACAACAAGGCGGCACATACCTTGAATATCTGAAACGCAAGAAGCAGGAATTGCAAGGAAAGATTGACATGGGCGTTGATGTCGGCAACTCAATGGACATCTTGGATGCCATGATACGCAAAACGGAGAGTGGCAAATCATCAAGTGATTTGTTGAAACAATCCTTGAAAGATACATTTTCATCCGTTGGCGGTTCAATTGACTTTGTGAATGGTGTTTTCAATTCGGTAACATCCGGGTTGGAAAAGATGGGCATCCAAATGGATGAGGAAACCCAAGCCATTATGAATGACATTGGCGGCATCATGGAGGGTGCAAGCCAACTTTCACAAGGCATTGCAACGGGCAACCCCCTTTCAATCATCCAAGGTTCAATCGGGTTGCTTTCATCCGCTTTTGACTTGTTCAATTCACGCGACCGCAAGGCAGAGAAGCAAATCAAGAAGCATCAAGAAGCCATTACAAAGTTACAAAACTCATACAAGCAACTTGAATGGCAGATTGACAAGGCTTTGGGTGGCGAGGTGTACAAGAACCAACAAGCAGCCATCCGCAATATGCAGGAGCAGCAAGCCCACCTTAAAGCATCATGGGAAGCCGAAATTTCCAAGAAGCACACCGATTGGGGGCGTGTGGATGAGTTCATGGAGCAATATGCGGAACTTGGGCGGCAAATTGAAGATATGATTGATGAAATATCCAATGATTTGTTGCAGACAAACGCAAAGGATTTTGCAAGCCAATTGGGTGATTCATTGGTTGAAGCATTCAAGAGTGGCGAAGATGCCGCAAAAGCGATGGAAACCACCGTGAATGAAGTGTTGCAAAACCTTGTCGTGAACCAATTGAAAAAGAAGTTCTTGGAACAGCAATTGCAAAGTGCGCTTGACCAATTGGAAAAGGATATGGGCTATTGGAATGGCGATGATTTCATTTTTGATGGATTATCCGATGCAGAGATTGCCCGATTCCGGCAACAAGTGGCGGCAGCAACAAGCAATTTCAATCAAGCCTTGGACATCTACAAAGATTTGTTTGCGGATTTGGGGCTTGATGATACCGATGATTCATTAACGGGTGCGGTTAAGGGTGTGAGCGAGGAAACCGCCAACATCCTTGCCGGGCAAATGAATGCCATCCGTATCAACCAACTTGAATCAACGCAGATATTGCGACAGTCTTTGCAAGCCTTGAATACCATTGTTGCAAACACATCTTACAACAAGTATTTGGCACGCATCGAGCGGATTATTACGATTTTGGAAACCAACCAATCAAGTGATGCTTTGCGTTCACAAGGATTGGCATAAAAACAATGATATGAACAACATTACAAAGCAGCTTGCGAAGCGAGCAAAAGAACACGGAATTTGCAAACCGTGGTACAATGAATTAAAAACATTGGAGGACAAGGAAGCCTTGGTTGAAATGTATATCCGTGGGCTTGATTTTTGCCTTGAACACAATTATCCATCCAATGATTTTATCCGTGAGCATTTCAAGGGTATCATGGAGAAACACGGTGTTTTCCTTGATGATGCTATTGAATTGAAAAACCTATCCAAGTGCATTGCCCTTGGCGAAACCAATGGCAAGGTTGAAGCGGATGAATATGCCGTTGTTGAGGTCTGGGCGAAGCATCAAGCCGCCTTGAACATCATTGCCAAGGGCAATGCCTTTGTGATGATTGATGTGTATGATGATGCCATTGTGAATGTATGTGCATACGACCGGGCGAAAGTATGCGTGAACAAGCATGGTGGCAAGGTTTCATATAATGCCACGGATGATGCCGTGGTGAAATTCCGGGACAAGTCAAACAAATAAAATCATAGGATATGAGTACGAACAACATAATCTTCCAAATGCCATTTGATGAAAGTGATGGCAGCACAACCGCATACGATTATTCAAGCAACCGAGCCGATGGCATTGTTACCGGGGCGCGATTTGTTGGTGGCAAGAATGGCAATGCCATATCTTTTGCCGGGGCTGATACGTGTGAGGTGTCCAAAAGCGTATTACCCAACATGAGCGTGAATTTTTCTATGATTATGTGGGTGCAAGGCAGGGAATGCGAAGTTGGCACACCTGAAAAGTTCATTTGGGTTTTGAACTTTTCAGGCTACAAGAACTATATCGAAGTTCATATTGAAGCAAAGGCGGGAACATGGTTTTCGCTTGCCCTTGTACGGCGTGGCAGCGTGTTCCAATTCTATGTTAATTCATCATTGCTTAAAGAGGTGGTGAGAAACGGTACATTGCTTGGCGTGTCGCTTAATCAAGATTTCTATGGTGGTGAATATGGCTTTGGATTGCTGGATGATGCAAAGATTTATAATATCGCATTATCCCAAGAGGACATAATCAATGAATTGTCATCATCAAAGCAACAAGCATATTTGATTGATGGACATGATTTCAAGGATTATGGAATCTATGTCGCATCATCCGATGGCTTGTTGAACCGCCCGAAGCTGAAAGACCCTATGTCTGTAAACTGGGATAATTACCACGGGCAAAGCGTAGATTTGGCGCATAAATACTATGACACAAGGGAAATAACCCTTTCGTGTTTCTGCAAGGCGGAATCCAAGATGGATTTCATCAAGAAGATAAATGATTTCCAACGCTTGTTTGACAAGCGAGGAACAAACCGCCTTGTCGTGGATGTCCACCCGGTTAAACCCTTGATTTATGAAGTGTATTCCACCGATGCAATCGAGGTTGAAAAGGAGTGGAACGATAATCTGATGGTTGGCACGTTCAAGTTGAAGTTGAAAGAACCTGAACCCGTGAAAAAGGTATTGAAGCACATCCGCGTTGGCGAATCCACCAAAACTTGCACAATCACAATAACAACCACCAAGTATGTGAACATCTATTGGGGTGATGGCAGCGTTGATTATGACATTGCCGGAACTGATTTGAAAATTACCCATGATTATTCGGACAACGGCGATTATTTCCCCGTTGTCACCGGGTGCGTGGATGAAATTACATCATTTGACACAAATGCAATTGTTGTATGGGAGCGAATATAATTATCACAAAACCCAATGGAAGCCGTGTGCCTATTGAATCAAGGCGCACGGCAACCGGGATAACGGCGGCAAAGCAAAATTGGGCTTTGAATGCCGAGGACACCATCAATATCACGGTTGTTTCCCCTTTCCCACAATCGTATGGGATTGGGGACACAATAACCGTGTTCGGGCGTGATTACAAGTTGAACCGTTTGCCAAAGGTAAAGAAAACGGGCATGGCTGAATTTCAATATGACTTGGAATTTGAGGGCATTCAATATGACCTTTTCCGCGTAACATACGATTTGACCATTGACACCACCAAGAATGAGTTGCAAGACTTTCAGGGCGACACATTGACAGGTGATTTGAAACGCTTTCTTGATGTGTTGGTGAGCAATGCAAATCGTGTATTCCCCGGTAAATGGGCGGTTGGTGTATGCCCCGAAACAATAGGTGACAAAACTTTGACTTTTGGGGAATCCGACAATTGCTTGTCCGTTCTGCAAACCTTGTGCAGCCAAGACAATTTCAATGTAGAATTTGAGATTGAAAAGGTGGATGGAGTTTACACCATAAACCTATATGAAAAAGTGGGGCAAACATTGTCATTCACGTTTGAATACGGGAAGAACAAGGGCTTATATTCCATGACCCGTGAAAACGTGTCATCCGCCAACATCATAACACGTTTGAAAGTATTTGGCAGCACGGAAAACATTACATCAAAATATCGCGCTGACCGCCTTTGTATGTTTGGAAAGGACAAGTCCACATCCTATATTGAAAAGGCGGAAGCGGTGGCAAAATACGGCATTTTTGAGGGGCGAAAGAACTTTGACATCAAACCCACGTTCACGGGAAAGGTTACATCAATTGTGGATAGCGATGTATTGTCATTCATTGATGAAACATTCCCCTTTGATTTGAACGCAACCGATGCCGCCGGGCAAACCTTGTACCTGATTGCTGGAGTATCCGCAAAGGTACATTTCAACACTGGCAACCTTGCAGGATATGAATTTGAGGTTCACGCATACGACCATGCAACACACAAGTTCACCTTGGTTAAATTGACAGATGACAGGGGCGATGTGTTCCCATCCGCAACATCCCTGGCATTCCAATTTGGTGTGAATGACACATACAAGGTGCTTGACATTGCTTATTCCAAGGAAATTGAGGAAGAAGCGGAAAAGAAGTTGGCAGAGGAGGGCAACAAATACTATGACCAAAACAGCCAACCAAAGGTGCAATACGGTGTTTCCGTAACCAAGGAATATATCGAAAAGTATTTGGCAACGAGTGATGCCGGGATAATGAATGTATTTGCACCGGGTGATTTCCTCAAAGTGGTTGATGCCGATTTGGGCATTGACAAGGCAATCCGCATCAAATCATTTGTGCGCAATGTGCTTGAACCCTACGATTACACCTTGACAATATCCGACACCCAAACGAATGCGGATATTACAACAAGGGTAATTTCCGAATTGGTGGACATTGACAAGGTTTTAACCATCAATAACCTTAAAGACCCATCAAGGGCAAGGGCAAATTGGCTTTCATCCCGTGAAGTATTGAACATGGTTTTTGACCCGGAAACAGGGGGTTATTACAAGGACAAAATAACGCCCGAAAGCGTGGACACGTTGGCATTGTCCGTTGGTGCGAAGTCAATGCAATTTGGCTTAACCAACACCGTGTTTCAACCCAATTTTGGCGGCAACCCAAACATCTTGAAGTGGCAAGGTGGTGTTCTTACCCATTACACCATCAACCCCGATGCACCCCGTTCATGGGTTATTCAAGATGGGCAAATTACATTAGTTTCATCCACGGCAGCATATTACATCTATGCCGTATGTTATCGTGATAATAGTAACGGTGTCTTTGAGGTAACAACCGCGCAACACACTTGCGAGGAAAACCCCAATGTATATTTCTTTTTGATTGGTGTGCTTAATTCGGTGGATTTGACAACAAACGTGCGTTCAATTGCCCTAACTTATGGTTTCACCATGATAAACGGGCGTTTCATAAAGACTGGGCGCATTGAATCGGCAGATGGCACAACATACTTTGATTTGGACAATTCGGAGATTGGCGGGCGTATCGTTTTTACATCAAATGGAGAGAAAAAGACCCTTGAACAATTGGGTGCGGAAGCCTTGGAAAGTAAGGATTTCATCAATAATACGTTGCCCGGGTTACTTGCAGGTCTTGAAACGCAAATTGATGGTAAAATTGAAACATGGTTCACCGCGGATGACCCATCAACGTCATGGACAACATCGGAAGAACGGAAAAAGCACGTTGGCGATTTATGGTATAATACAAGCACAAATGAAGCCAAACGGTATTCATCATCTTTGGCGTGGGAAATCATCAAGGATGCCGATGCGTTAAAAGCATTGCAAGACGCATCAAAGGCACAAGACACCGCCGATGGCAAACGCCGTGTGTTCGTGGACACCCCAACAACGCCATACGACCGTGGCGACCTTTGGGCAAACGGCACATTCTTAAAGCGTTCAATGAAAACACGGCTTTCCGGTGCGATGGTTGAAAGCGATTGGGAGGATGCCACGAATTACACGGGCGATGAATCGTTGAATGATTTTATTGAAAACACCTACAATTCCGCTATTGCAGACATATACAAACAATTGGATGGTGTAATTGAAACCCATTTCGGTAACGGTGTTCCGACCTTGGAGAATGCCCCGGCAAGTGAATGGACAACAACCAAGGATAAAGAAGAACATCTTGGCGATATGTATTATGACAATGATTCCGGCATCGGTTATCGTTTTTCAAAGGATGGCAGCACATACGCATGGGTTGAAATAAGGGACACGGGCGTTGCCGAAGCATTGGCAGCAGCGGCGGCAGCACAGGACACCGCAGATGGTAAAAGGCGTGTGTTTGTTTCAACCCCACGCGCCCCATACGATGTTGGCGATTTGTGGGCATCCGGCACGTTCTTGAAACGGTGCATCGTTGCAAGAGCGGCGGGCGGTAGCATCATATACCAAGCATCTGATTGGGATTTGGCAACGAATTACACCGGGGATGAAAACTTGAATGCGTTTATTGATGGCGTGTTCGGTGATACCATATCCGATATATACAATCAATTGGATGGCAAGGTTGAATCTTGGTACACAACAACCGACCCCGCAAGCAATTGGACAACGGATGAAGAAAAGGCAAAACACGTGGGAGACCAATGGTTTAATACATCTTCAAACCGCCTTTATCACTATATCAAAAGTAATGGCAATTACCTTTGGGAAGAAATCAAAAACCAAGATGCCATTGATGCGGCGATTGCAGCAAGCAAGGCGCAAGACACGGCGGATAGCAAAAGGCGTGTGTTTGTCGCAACACCGACCGTGCCTTATGATGTGGGTGATTTGTGGGCGCAAGGTGAAACAGGTGATTTGTTACGTTGTATAAAGTCAAGGGCATCCGGCTCGTACACTGCAAGTGATTGGGGTAAGGCAACCGGGTACACTGATGATTCGGCATTGTCTGATTTTGTGCAAAACACCTATAATCCTAATTTGTCAAGTCTTACAAACCAAATTGATGGCAAGATTGAAACGTGGTTTCAAACCACCGACCCGGCATCGCGTTGGACAACTAATGCAATTAAAGCAAAACACGTTGGCGATATGTGGTATCATACCACCAACAAGGAATTGCGTTGTTACCGACAAACAAGCAAAACAATAAACAATGTTGTGTTTACGGTATATGGGTGGGCATTGATTGAAGATTCCACGGCAATTTCAGCGTATGAAGCAGCAAGCAAGGCGCAAGACACGGCGGATGGCAAAAGGCGTGTGTTCGTTGCAACCCCGACCGTGCCTTATGATGTGGGTGATTTGTGGGTTGATGGCAAAGAGTTAAGGCGTTGCATAACGAGAAAGACATCAACACAATCATACAATGTGAATGATTGGGTGATTGCCGTGTACTATGACAACACCAAGACAACCATTGATGGCGGCATTGTTACATCCGGCACAATCCAAGTTGCGGGTGACAACCAATCAATACTTGCAGGTATCACGGGCAACGGCACGGCGGCATCATCAATCCGCTTTTGGGCTGGTGCATCCTTTGAAAATCGTGCAACCGCCCCATTCAGGGTGCAACAAGATGGTTCGGTTGTCATGGAAAAGGCAATTGTAAAAGGTGAGGCTTACATCAATAAGGGTACAATCAAATTCACTACCTTAACCGATGTTGTCATCAATGGTTCTTTTACGAATGCTTTTCAAAATGGCTTTTATGTGGTTGGTGGTGGTGATGGTATAACAATATCAACACCCGGATTACAGAATAACAACAATGTTGTAATCACGGCTAATGGTGGTTCGTGGGAAACAGCAATTCAAATACCGTTTGATATGAAATATAGTGGATTTAGAGCCATTGTAATGAATGGACAATTCAATGGTAATTACCCTTATGGCGCATTATCCGCAAATGCACCAAGCGGTAAGTATTTTTATGAAAATGGTAAAACATATTCAACACTAACCCTGAATGAGTATGAAGCCGTTGAAATGATTGGTTACGGTGATAACCAAAAGTTTTATGGATGGATTATTCTACGGAGATTTTATACCGACCCAACACACATGAGAGGCCGAACACTTCATGCTTCTTACATGGGTAATGTAAGCAGTGATGGCACATTAAATAAAGTGATGCGTTATGATGGTGCAACGGTAGCGGTAAAAAAAACAAATACCGGGCGTTATAGTGTCACTATCAATCCCCCATTTTCAAGTGCCAATAACTATATCGTGTTTGCTACTTGCGATGCCACGGGAGAGGGAACAACGGGAAGATATGCGGCTATATATGATAAAACGGCGCAAGGATTCAACGTGTACACGGGTGATGATGATACACCAAATAATTCCGGGTTTACTTTTATGATAATCAATACAACGGATTGGTAATGGACAACTATTGGCAAAATACAAACAAGGTGAATATATAACGGAATTGAGAAACACCGGGTTTATTGATTTCGTGCCAAGTGAACAACCCACGGCAGAACCGGGAAAAGCCGTGGTTGAAACGCTTGAAGTGGTGGATGGTAAATTGGTTCAATCGTGGCAAATCGTGGAAGCAGAAGCCACGGAAAGCCCCGAAAACTGATAAGTTATGCCCAAGTTATCCACCAAAGTGTATTACTATAAAACAATAATGTAACTTTGCAAACAAAAATTTGAAAAGTATGGACACAACAAGAAGTGGTGAACACGTTTCCGCACAGATTGGCAAGATGGGAGTTATTGACAACTTGCAGAATGCCGATTTCAGCCTTGCGGATGGTATGTGTTTCAACATCAAGAATGATGGCATTCAGCCCGTCAAATTGTCGGTGCAGCTTGCCGGAATGAAAGATGGGGATTTCATCGAAACGCAATTTGATTGCGGTTGGAATCCTGAAATCGTGAGAAAGGTAAAGGCAACATCGTTGTCAAGTATTAACTTAAAATATGGTTATTGATATGGGTTTAATGGTAGGCGTTGGCAGCACAAAGCCAACATTCCCTTATGATTATTATTATGGCATCGAGTGGGACACCACGGTTTCCAACCCGAAGCCCACACGCATCGGCAAGATGGAGTTGCACAAGGAATTGCCCTTGCAAAGCATGATGCGCAATTGCATCTTGAAAGATGATGGCAGCGTTGCATATTACTTGCACGCCAATGATTCCACCAAACAGGACAATGGAGCGGCGGCAGACCTCACGGGAGCAACCGGGCAGATTGAAACAGAGTTGCCCGATATGTATGTCCGCTTTGAAACGGATGGCAACAAATGCCGACATCTGCAATCCACCGAACCTTTGCCCGGTTTCCATCTTTGGCGAAAAGGGTACATCGGCAGCGTGGAAGCGACCGTGAAGCGTTCCACAACCACCCTTGCATCCGTCTGTAATACTGATGCCGATTATCGAGGTGGCAACAATGATGCAACCCGTGATGGCACATACCGCACGATGCTTGGAATGCCAGCAACTAACATTTCATTAACCAATTTCCGTGCATACGCCCGCAAGCGTGGTTCAACGGAATGGAATTGCAACTTGTACCGCTTGCACAAAATGATGTGGTGGTTATTCGCCGTTGAATATGCCAATTTCAATTCACAAGCTGATTTCAATGCGGCTTTGGATGAAAACGGTTATCATCAAGGTGGCTTGGGTGCAGGTGTCACAACATGGGATGGCACATCATGGAGTAACTATAATGGTTATTATCCCCTTGTGCCTTGTGGAGTTACAAACAGCCTTGGCAACCATACGGGAACGGTGGATTACAACGTGATTGGCTCGGATGGTTCAACCGTGAAAACCTTTGCCGTTCCGCGTTACCGTGGCGTTGAAAACCCATTCGGGCATATATGGAAGTGGACAGATGGGTGCAAGTGCATCATCCAAAGCGAAGAATCGGGCGGCTTGTCCAAATTCTATGTATGCGACAACCCGGCGAATTTCACATCATCCGGCACAACCAATTATGATTATCGTGGAAACTTGCCACGTTCAGATGGTTATGTTAAAGCCCTTATCCTTGGTGAAGATGGCGAAATCATGCCGTTGGCGGTAGGTGGTGGAAGTACAACGTATTTTTGCGATTATTTCTACACCAACATACCAACATCGGGAGAAAGTGAACGTGGCGTTTTGTTCGGCGGTCGTGCGTCTAGTACGGCGGCTGCGGGCTTCGTCTGTGCGCGTACGGATAGCACGGCTACGTATGCGACTGCGTATATCGGTTCTCGGCTTTGCTTTGACCCGCAAATCGAAGCGGCGTGAAACGCCCAAATCGCCCATTCCGATATGTCGGTGTGATTGAATGAAAAAAATAAGGTTGTCCGTGTCGTGGCGTTTTGTTCAGCGGTAATGCGAATAATACGGCGAATGCAGGCTTCGTCTATGCGAATACGAATAACACGGCTACGAATGCGAATGCGAATATCGGTTCTCAGCTATGCTTGTAAAAATATAGTTGCTAATCGGAAACCTTGCCACAAAAACAACCCATCCGGGGTTGAATGAGCCGGGAACAGAAGCCCGGCGGCAGAAAATAGAATAAGTTGAACGGTTTTGGTAGGGGCAACCCGAAGAATCCTAATATACAAGCAAACTTGAAAGACAATGAAAAGAATTGGCAATCTTTTTGAAAAGGTCATATCCTTGGAAAACTTGAAACTTGCGGATGAGAAAGCCCGCAAGGGCAAGTTGCGTTCCTATGGTGTGCAGCAGCACGACAAGAACAGGGATGCCAACATCCTTGCATTGCATGAGAGTTTGAAAAACGGAACATTCAAGACATCAAAATATCACGTTTTCACGATTTTTGAACCAAAGGAGCGGCAAATCTATCAATTGCCATACTTTCCCGACAGAATCTTGCATCATGCGGTAATGAACATCCTTGAACCAATATGGGTGTCCGTGTTCAATGGCAACACATATTCTTGCATCAAGAAGCGTGGCATCCATGCTTGTGCCAAGGATTTGAAAAAGGCATTGAAGAAAGACAAGGAGGGAACAAAGTATTGCTTAAAAATAGATGTCCGCAAGTTTTATCCATCAATCAACCATGAAGTGTTGAAAATTGTGGTAAGGCGAAAGATAAAAGATAATCGCCTTTTGGCATTGTTGGATGAAATCATTGATTCATCCGCCAACACTGATTTGCCAATCCGAAACTTTGTCACGGACATTGAAACGGGTGAAATGGTGGCAACATCATTGAACGGCGTGCCAATCGGCAATTATCTTTCCCAATACTTTGCCAATTTGTTCTTGGCATACTTTGACCATTGGATAAAGGAAGCAAAGCGCGTAAAGTATTATTGGCGATATGCCGATGATATTGTTATCCTTGCACCTGACAAGCAATCATTGCATGACCTTTTGCACGAAATCCGGGCTTATTTCTGCAAGCTGCAATTAAAGGTGAAACGTAATTATCAAGTGTTCCCCGTGGACAAACGGGGCATTGATTTCCTTGGTTTCGTGTTTTATCACACCCATACGTTGTTGCGCAAGAACATCAAACAAAATCTTTGCCGCCGGGTGGCGAAGTTGAACAAGCGCAAGAAGAAACCAACGAAAGAGCAGTACAAGCAAGCCATTTGCAGTTGGTGGGGATGGTGCAAGTATTCAAATTCGATTCATTTTTTCAACAAACTTTCAAATTCATTTCCGTATGAAATTAAATTCGATAGAGCCAAACGCCCATTATGACATGGCGCATGGCATTCCGGCAGTTATCGAACATGATAACGATGGTTCAACAGTGTACCGAATCAACATTGAACCCGAAATGGGAATCCCGGAGGGGCAGACCGAGGAAACGCAAATCGGGTGGAAATGCTATGAGGTACGCACGTTTGACAAACCCAACAAGGCAAACTTGAAGCGTGCTTTCATCCGTTCCGTCATTGATGAAACGGCGGAATTTTCCTTGGTCAATTCGTACAACAAACACGTTTTGGGCATTGCCCCAAATGAAGCGGCAGTTGCCGAATACAAGGAATACTTGCAGTTTACCGAGGATTTGGATGCCAAAATCATCAAGGATTTGTCGGACAATTAAAGAGTGTGTGAATTATGCCAAGATTTTGCGATTCCAACATTGAAACGGATGCGATAATTGGTAAAGGCATTGATTTGGATGAACTATTTGACAAAAGAATTGTCATTGAGAAAGCCAAAATCGAGCCAACCAAATTTCCGGGAAAGAACGCATCCGGGATGCGTATGCAAATGCAAGTTGTGCCAGATGCCCAATTCCGTGATACCCCCGATGAGAATGGGGATTATTTTGTCAAGGATGAATTTGGGAAAGTGGTTGGCACACGCCGTTCAGTTTTTACCGGGTCAGATAACTTGATGGCTGAAATGAAACAGGTGCAACAAGCATGGAAAACGGAACGGTTGCAAAAAGGCTTGCCGCCCGTGGATTTCATTGTGTTTGACACCACAATCGCAAAGGTTGGCAAGATGTTTCATTTTACATGATTTCAAGTTATGACGAACATTCATTCAACAATCGTTTCGTTCTTTGGCAAACACATTATGGGTTTGGTTGGTGCGTGCATTGCGGTTATCCGTCCCACGTTCCCATTCATCCTTGTGTGTACCCTTGCCGTGCTTGCTGATTGTTACACGGCTTGGGCGTTGTCAAAGAGAGTGAAGAAAAGATTTCCCGGTGCGAATGATGGAAAATTCAAATCCAACTATGCCGGGCGTGTCTTTGTAACGCTTATCAAGGTGTATTCCTTGACAATACTTGTGCATCTGATTGATGTGATGGTATTTCCCGAAGTTTCCTTGCATTTGCCCCAAATCGTTGCCGGGGCGGTGTGCTTTTGGCAAATTTGGTCAATGCTTGAAAATGAATCAAGTTGCAATGATGCAAAGTGGGCGAAGATTGCCCAGCGCATAATGGTGGATAAAACGGAAAGGCATTTTGACATCGACTTGCACGAATTGAAAGAGGAACAACCACAACCGCCGGAGATAAAACCCCGTTGCGGCAACATGGTATGTGCTTATCGTGGTAAGGTACATTGTGATGTAACAAAATGTCCATCATACATTGAACCAAAAGACAACGAAGATGGCAAACATTGATAAGTTGATTCCGTTCATCCTTAAATGGGAGGGCGGATTTGTGAATGACCCCACCGACAGGGGCGGGGCTACAAACAAGGGCGTTACCTTGGCAACGTATGAAGCATATTGCAAACGCAAGGGTTATCCACGCCCAACGGTGGAACGCTTGAAGAACATACCCGATGCCCATTGGCGCGAGATAGTGAAAACTATGTTTTGGGATAAATGGAAAGCCGATGACATCCATTCCCAAAAGGTTGCCAACATCCTTGTTGATTGGGTTTGGGGGTCAGGCATCCACGGCATCAAGAAGCCGCAAGCATTGCTTGGGGTCAAGGTTGATGGCATCGTTGGAGATAAAACCCTTTCGGCGGTGAACTTTGCAGACCCCGAAGAATTGTTTGATGCGATATATCAAGAACGTGTGAAGTTCTTGAATGCCATTGTTTCAAACAGTGTTGCAGCCTATGAAAAGAAGATTGGGCGAAAGGCAACCGATGCGGAATTGTTGAAGTACACCCAAAAGCGTTTTATCAAGGGGTGGTTGAACCGTTTGCAGGACATCAAAAAGTTGTGATTATGGGAAAGTTTCTTTCATACCTGATTTTGCTTATTGCCCTTGTGTCATGCCGGGCAACCCGGAACATGGAAAGCCAGAGCGACAAAAGCAACGTGGACAGCGTGGCGGCATCATCGGCACGCATCGAGAGGGAACAACGGGCGATTGACACCACACGCACGGAAACGGGCAAGGTAACAATCACCGAAATCACATTTTTTGCCCCTGATACGGCAACAGATACACCACCAATGGCGGATGTCCGTTTGCCTACCTTTGGCAATGTCAAGGGAGCAATCAAGGGCATCAAGCAAACAATCATTGAAAAAGGTGTGGAACAAAGCGGCAAAAGCAACGAATCCAAGGAAAGCGAGGAAACGCAAGAAAATGCGGAGTTGTCAAAGCAGCAAAACCACATCCAAAAGCAAGAAGCCACAAAAACATCATCATTCAATTGGCGTTGGGCTTGCATTGCCGTGATTGCACTTGCCTTGGTGTTATATTGGAAAAGAATGCCCATTTTGGATTGAATTAGAAAGATACTTGCAGGAATACGCAAGATTTTATGAAAAATCCATTAACTTTGCACTCACATTGTTGCGAAAGCCCCGGAGTTGCACCGGGGAACAATGCAGAAGCCCGGTTTTGCCGGGCTTCAATCTTATGGGGTGGTGCCTGATTTTTAATAATGAAAAACGCCCGAAAGTGTTAAAATTCGGGCGTTTCGTGTACATTTTCGTGTACAAATTTAGTAAATCATTGAAAATCAATGTTTATTGCGGAGAGAGGGGAAGTCAAACCCTTGATAAAGTACAATTCCACGAAATGCCATTTTGCAGAAAACAAGGCTTTTCGCCTTTTCCATCGGTGTTTTACAATACCACACAATACCATTTGAGGGCGTTAAAATCGTGTACAAAATCGTGTACATGGGTTTTTGTTCCATTTTTCGTGTACATCATCAAAATTCATCAAACCTTGACATTGCACGGGCTTTGAGTTCATCCACGATTGCCATATAAGGTTTCATGGCTTTCATATCTGAATGCCCAGTCCATTTCATAATCACCTCACTTGGGATGCCAAGTTGCAAGGCGGTAACAACAAAGGTTCGCCGCCCGCAATGTGTCGTGAGCAATGCCCATTTCGGCAATACTTGTTCATGCCTTTCATTTCCATGGAAATATATAATTCTTGTTGGTTCATCGATTCCGCAAACTTGCCCCATTGCTTTCAATTGCACGTTCATTTTCACGTTTGAGATAACAGGCAATGCAAGCCCACCACGGATGTTTTCATCCTTGTATTTGTCCAATATTGCTTGTGAATGCTTGTTCAACTCAATACGCAATCCATCATTTGTTTTTTGTGTGACTACATCAATAAATCCATCCTTGATGTCGGCACGTTTGAGTTTGGCGACATCCGAATAACGCAACCCGGTAAAGCAGCAGAACAAGAACACATCCCGGACACGTGCAAGGCTTTCTTGTGTAGGTGCAAATTGCCAAGATTCAAGGCGTGAAATTTCGTCACGGGTTAAGAAGATTATTTCCTTGGAATTTCCATCAATGCCCTTTAATTTAGGCTTGAAAGTATCATGCAACGTGCCTTGATAATAGCCTTTCTTTGCAGCCCAACGCAAGAACCAACGCAAAAAGGCAAGGTTCTTGGCAATTGTCGTGTTCCTCAATCCCTTTTTCAACAGATAATCCACATATCCTTGCAACTTGCTTTCCGTTATTGTCGGAAAGGATAATTTTGCATCATACAATTTAAGATGTTGCCGCAAGGCATTGAACTTTTGATGTGTTGATGATGTCCATTGATTTTGATTTCCCATTTCATTTGTGAACACATCAAACACGGGAAAAAAGCCATCATTCACGGATGGCAACCCGGCATTCGACTTTGTCTTTCTCCCCACCATATCATTGAACAAATCCTTGATTTCGCCCGGTGTCGGTATGCGCTTTTCAAGAAGTTCATAACGGGCGAAGATTTCATTGCAAATAGATATCCATTCATCAATGGTGCGGTTGATGTCTGATGCAGCTTTGCAAGAGGGCAAGGCACGCCCCTTTTCGGCATCCCAATCCGTGATGTCTATATTATGCCCAGTTGGAAAGTCCAAGGGGCGTTCTCCATGAAGCGTAATGCGCAAGCGGATGGCAAGGTTTGTCAATTGGTTTGGATTACGCTTGTGGAGTAAGAATTTTATTTTTTTCTTGATGTGCATGGCTTATCCTTTTTCAACATATCCCCAATGCCAAGCAACAGCCATTCAGGATTGACCCCGAAATCCGAACACAGGGCGGCAAGGGCATCCAAATCAATCATTTTGTATTTTGTCGCTTCAAGTGGCTTATCCAATTCATTTTTTATGCGTGAATACTTGGTTCGGTTCAAATCATGGCTTTCACAAAAGGTTTTCAAGCCTTTCAATTGCTTTGATGCAATAACAAGTTCCAAAGCCGCGAAGAATCGCCGTTGGATTTCAATTGCCTTTGGGTTGATAGACTTTTTCATTGGCTTATGCGTTTGGCTTTGATTGTTCTTGTCTGATTGTCAGTCTTACCTATTATATATAATGTGGCATCGTTGGCATCCTTGAAAGTGAATGAAATTTCCAAATCCCATCCACGCGGTTCTTTGATGCTTGCCATGCTTGTTTCGGGGTTGAATGTCCATGTGCCTTGCATTGACATTTCCTTTTGCCCATCATTGATTGTGTATTGATTGAACGTATTTGGGCGTGCAAAGTCAAAGTATATGCAATCCCCGGTATCTGATATGTCCACGAAATAACCATCCGAACACAAGTAAGCATATTCAAGCCATACCCCGGATATGTCGGACAATGCCACATCGGGCGTATCGTCATCTGATGAAGAACACCCACTAAGCAATTGCAAAAATATCAATGCAAGTGCAATCCAATAGTTTTTCACTTGCTTTCCCATTGTGCCATCTTGGTTTTGTATGCTTCAATCATGGCATCAAACAATTCTTTGTTGATGTCGGTTGTTTGTTCACCTTTGAGCGATGCCAATTCAAGGGCATCAAATATGGCATCCGGCATGACCGAATAATAAGATGGGTTGCCATAATAATCGGCAACGTTGATTGTGATTGTTTCCATTCTTATCCTTGTTTTGTGAGATTATCAATGATTGCCAACAGGCGGTCAATGTGTTCTTGCGCCTTTTGCAACGACAATTCCTTGGACGCAAGCAAATCAATCAACTTGGATAATTCGCTTTGCATCCCGGTATCGGCGGCATTCTTGATGTTGTCGCCCATTACGTTGGCTTGTTCCACATTTCCGCCATACATGACTGGGGAATCAACAATGCAATCCGAATAGAGTTCGGAAAGCCTTTGTTTTAGTTTATCCGAATAAGGGGAACGCCCCGTAATAACATCGGATAGATATGTTTTGGACACACCCAATTCTTTTGCAATGTCTTGTTGGGTCATCCTTTTCTTGTATTTAATGGTTTCAATCCATTCACGAATGGCGTTTTTTTCGTCTTTATTGCCCATATACGTATCTTTTTTATATTAAATCCGAAAATAATTCTGATAATGTTTGCACAATCCGAATTTAATCCGTACATTTGCAGCACGGAATTAAAAACAATGCAAAGGTAAATAAATAATTAACTCGCAAAAATAGCAAAAAATACTCAATTTGAAGAATACATGGAAGAATTTAAGGAAATTAAAGGTTATGAGGGCTTGTATATGGCATCAACATACGGTTTTATATATAAAATCCGTAATGGGAAGCCATATAAGCGCATCGGCATTCCAAGAACAGATGGTGGGCATAATTACACAATAACCAAGTTGTATGATATGAACAAAGTTCGGAAAGATGTTTGTGTACACCGTATTATTGCTGAAACATTTTTGCCAAATCCGAATAATTATCCATGCGTGAATCATATTGATGGAAATAAGCACAACAACCGAGTTGATAATCTTGAATGGGTTACATATTCTGATAACACAAAGAAAGCGTATGAAATTGGTGCTTACGATGGATGCAAAGTGATTCCGGGGCATGAACAATTTTCATTCTTGCTTGGATGGTCACAAGTTCGCCAATCCGATTTGCAAGAGGTAAAGGATGAAATTCTTACATCCTTGAACCTCAAACAAAAAGTTTCATGGTATCAACGCTTATATGGAAACATAGAACCCAAGATAACGGAGTATTGGAAGATTGAAGAAATATTTCATAAACATGGAATAACCCAAATTTGGGGAGTTCCGCAAAACTAAAATTATATGAGTAAAGAACAGTTTTCATTTAACAAGGGTTGGTTGCAGTTGCGCCAAGCGGACATCGCGGCATGTCGCCGTGAACTGATGGAAGCATTCAACGTAACAACGCGCGCGGCGTTCTTGCAGCGGTTGAAAGGCAATGTCATCCCGAATGTGCTTGAAGCGCACAATGTGGAAAAGGTATTCGCCAAGTACGGCATCAAAGACGTGTGGGGGGAATAATATGGAAACCGTAAAACTTACCAAACGCGAATCCGAAATTGCGGAATTGTTCGCATGGGGCGCAAGCAAAAAGGACATTGCAAATCGCCTTTTCATTTCGGAACGTACAGTTGAAAACCACGCCCGGAACATATTCATCAAAACCGGGTGTGAAAAGGTAAATGAGTTGTCCGCGTGGTGGTTTTGCACGACATTCCACATATCATTTGATTTGTCACCATTAAGGCGCAAGATAATTTCACTTTGCTTGCTTGCCGTGCTGATACCCCAAATGATGAGATTTGACAATGTGGTTATCCGGGTTCGCAACACCCCGTGCAGAGTAAGCCGCATGAGCAGCCGCCGCAAAGCGGATGGATTAACAGATTATGAATTTTAATTTTCGCAACAATGAAAGAATTGAAAGATGCCCTTTTTCTTAAAGGTTTAACGTGGAAACAAAAAGCAATCGTGTGGTGGTTCTGTATCGCCTTGTGCTTGCTTTGTTCAACAGTGGATGCCCCATTGTGGGTGTATCTTATCGAAGTGATTAACGTGGTAATACCGGGATGGAAAATGCAAAGCATTCCCGTTCCTGATTACTTTGAGGAAGAAGATATGTTTGATGATTAAAACATGAAATTATGGTTGGCACAATCACACCAGAAACAAGGATTATTGATTTAACCGTTGGGCAACTGATGGATTTGATTGCCAAGGCACAAGCCCCGGTGATTGAAAAAAAACCGGAGCAAACGAAACGCCTTGTGTATGGAATTTCCGGGATTGCACAATTGTTCAATTGCAGCATGACAACAGCAAACCGCATCAAGGCATCCGGGCGGATTGATGATGCCATCACCCAACATGGGCGTATCATCGTGGTTGATGCCGACAAAGCATTGCTATTATTCAACAACTCTAAATAATTCGTGACAATGAAACGTGTGACATTGAAATCGCTTACCCTTTGCAACTTTAAGGGGGAAAAGCAACGCACAACGGTATTCAATGCCGATGTGACAACCATTTCCGGCGGCAATGGTCTTGGCAAAAGCCGCCATTTTGATGCGTTTATTTGGCTATTGTTCGGCAAGGATGCCAAGGAGCGCAAGGATTATGAAATCAAAACCCGTGTGGGTGGTGAAGAATTACACAAATGCGAGTGCAGCGTTACGGGTGTGATTGATGTGGATGGCATGGAAATCACCTTGAAGCGTTCATTCGTGGAAGATTGGGTGAAACCCCGTGGGCAGGTTGAACAGGTGTATAAGGGCAACCACACGGAATGTTGGTGGAATGAAACACCCGTGAATGTTACCGAGTACGACAAACGTATCAAGGAAATCATGGATTCCAACCTTTTCAAGATGCTTACCAATCCCGCCTTTTTCGTGGGCATGAAGTGGCAATTGCAACGTGAACAATTGTTCCAGCTTGCCGGAGCGGTAACGGATGCCGAGATTGCGACAAGCAAGCCGGAGTTTGCCGCCCTGATGGATAAGATTTCGGGCAAATCACTTGCCGATTTCAAAAAGGAAATTTCGGCACGTAAGAAACGCTTGGTTGAGGAACTGAAAGAAATCAAACCACGTATTGACCAGACACAAAAGATGATGCCGGAAAGCGAAGATTTTGCCGCCCTTGAAGCAGAATTGGCAAGCATTGACAAGGAGATTGCCGACATTGACAACAGCATTTCCGACATCACCGCCGCCATCCGCAAGCAATATGAGCAAGAGCAGGCAAAACAAAACCGTGTGAACACATTGAAGCATGAAGCCCAAGAAATCATGTTTGCAGCACAAACCAAGGTGCGTGAAGATGCCTTTGCAGCCAATGCAAACCGCCGAGAATTGGAAAACAATATCAAGATGCTTGAAGCGGAGATTGCCGATGTGGTCAAGCAAACCAATAACGCACAAGTGAATATCGCACGAATCCACCGTGGTATTGATACCATCAAATCGGAGCAAGACACGTTGCGCAACTCATGGTTTGCCGAGAATGCAAAGGAGTATTCCGGGGAAACAACTTGCCCCCATTGCGGACAACAATTGCCCGATGATATGGTTGCCAAGGCAAAGGAAATATTCAATAACACCAAGAGTGAAAAGATGAATGCCATAACAACCAAGGGCAAAGAGTTGGGCGAACAAGTGCAAATGATGAATGCAGAGGTTGAAACCATACAAGCATCCATTGAAACACAACGCAAGGAACTTGCCAAGCTGAAAGAAGATTTGGCAAAGAAGCAAGTGGAACTTGAAGCCATCCCGGTTGTCCCGGTTTTGGATATAAAACCCGAATCAATCCCCGAATATATGGCAAAGATGCAAGAGATTGAAAACATCCAATCCACCATCATAACCGACAACAAGGGGATTGACACAACCGAGTTGAAGAAACAAAAGGCAGATTGGCAGTTGAAACGAAACGCCATATCCACACGCATTGCGAAACGTGGTGCAATCGAGCGTTGCCACAAGGAGATTGAAGCCCTTGAAGTGCATGGAAAGGAACTTGCACAGCAGATTGCCGACATCGAAAAAGAAGAATACACGGTTGAGCAATTCACCAAAACCAAGATTGAGGAATGCGAAAAACGTATCAACGCAAAGTTCAAGTTCGTAACATTCCGCTTGTTTGAATACACCTTGGATGGCAACCCGGTTGAAACTTGCATCCCTTTGGTTGATGGTGTACCTTATGGAAGTGCGAACACAGCAGGACAAGTGAATGCCGGATTGGACATCATAAACGCCCTTTGTGATTTCTATGGCATTTGTGCCCCTATCTTTATTGACAACCGAGAAAGTGTAAATGAAATCATCCCGGTAGCAAGCCAAATTATAAACCTTGTCGTTACAAACGACAACAAATTAACAATACAATGAACGAATTACAAAAAACAAATGGTGGCACGGTTGCCATGCAGCCAGCCACACAAACAGGGTTTAATTTCTTTGACCCCGTGCAGTTTGACACGATGCAACGAGTATGCCAAATGTTTGCATCAAGTGACCTTGTACCCGACACATACAGGGCAGTTATCAAACCCATTCCGGCAGGAGCATCCGAAGCCGTTATGCAAGCGGTTCAAGCCGAGAATGCCGCCGCCCGTTCCAAGGCGGTTGCCAATTGCATGATTGCCGTAGAAGTATCAACACGAATAGGGGCATCCCCTTTGATGGTAATGCAGAATATGGCGGTTATCTATGGACGCCCATCGTGGTCATCAAAGTTCCTGATTGCAACGGTCAATTCTTGTGGGCGTTTTGAGCCTTTGCAATTCAAGTTCACCGACAAGGGGGCATTGGGCATGGTGGATTATACCGATTACGTGTATAACCCAAGCAAGCGTTGCAAGGAAGCCATCAACAAGCAGTTTGATGGCAGAAAGATACACGACATCGAATGTGTGGCATTCACCACCAAGAAAGGTTCGGAAAATGTGTTGGAATCCGCCCCCGTTTCCGTTCGCCTTGCCATACAAGAGGGATGGTACACCAAGAATGGCAGCAAGTGGCAGACAATGACACGCCAAATGCTGATGTACCGTGCGGCATCCATGTGGACAAATGCTTATGCCCCGGAACTTTCAATGGGAATGCGTACCGTGGAGGAACAACAAGACATTTACACCGATTATGATGATGTAACGGAACAGGTGGAGCGTGAAAAAGCTGAAAATGCTAACCGCAAGCGCATATCACTTGATATGCCGACATCCGGCAATGATGGTGGAGAAAAAACCGTTGTGGACACGGAAACGGGCGAAATTAAGCACGAAAGCGACACGCCAAATGAAACGCCCACGGAAACCGCAAAGGCAGCAGAGAACGAAAATAAAGCCCCAAATCCGGGGTTCTAACAATTAACCCGAAAGGAACATGGAATTGAAGATTTTAGGTTCAAGCAGCAAGGGCAATTGCTATTTGTTGGACAATGGCAAAGAAGCATTGATGATTGAATGTGGTGTTGCGTTCAAGGAAGTGCAAAAGGCGGTGGATTTTGACATCCAACGCATCAAGGCTTGCATAATATCCCATGAACACGGTGACCATTCCAAACACGTGCGTAAATGCCTTGATGCCATGATACCTTGCTATATGTCACAAGGAACGTGCATTGCCCTTGGTTTGGAAGCACAACCGATGGTGAAAGTAATGGATGAGGGTGTTTTATATGTCCTTTCATCGCAATTTGCAGTGCAACCATTCAAGGTTGAACATGATGCCAATGAACCTTTCGGGTTTCTTATCGCAAATCCCGAATGTGGCACGGTGTTGTTTGCAACTGATACTTATTATCTGCAATACATGTTTGATGGGCTTAACAACATCATGCTTGAATGCAACTACCGACAAGACATTTTGGATGCGAATGTGGAAGCCGGATTGTTGCCAGCCAAGTTAAGGGCAAGAACAATGAAAAGCCATTGCAGCTTTGACACGTGCAAGGAAATCTTGCTTGCAAATGATTTGTCCCAAGTCCATAACATCGTATTGATACACCTTTCCGATGGTAATGCCAACGCCAAGGAGTTCAAAGATGGCATACAGGAAGCAACACACAAAACGGTTTCCATTGCCACACCGGGAATGAAAATCAATTTCAATAAATCACCATTTTAATTTTCAGACATGAAAAAGTTTATAATCAAATATGCGGATGGCAGCGAACAAGATTGCATGGTTGCCACGCATAAAACCCGCAAGGAAGCCGGGGAAGAACTGATGGAGTACATCAACAACCACAACGAGGATTTGGATGTGGATGATGATGATTACTTGACACCCTTTGATTTCTTGCTTGAAGAAGTTGAAGTAACAGAGGTGAACGAGATAATCACCGATTTTGAAACGGCACGTGAACGCCTTGGAGGAAAGCCGAACATGGATTTCACCGTTGCCCAAAAGGTGGTATCACGCAATGCGGTAAGGCTTGAAGATGTTGCAAGGCTTGTGCAATCCCTTAATCCAAGCCACATTGAAGCATTGATTGCCTTGAATGAGTTGTTCACCATCGCACAAGCATGGAACAAGGAAGATGGCTTTGTGCCTGATTTCTCGAATAGAAATCAATGGAAGTATTTCCCTTGGTTCATTTACAACAATGATGCTGCGGGCTTCGTCTCTGCGTCTACGGATAACGCGGCTACGGGTGCGCATGCGGCTGTCGGTTCTCGGCTTTGCTTCAAATCGGAATCGCGAGCCGAACAATTCGGCAAGCAATTCGCCCACCTTTACAACAAGGTTTTCTTACTTAACAAATAAGTGTATCACTATAAAACAAAAGAAGTATGAGCAACAAAACAATCGGGAAAGACATTGCAAATCCCATCCAACGTGAACAATTCATCAAGGACAATGCGGATGGCGTGGAAAACAAGGGGTACATGAAAGCATATACCCCGGAGCAGTTGCAAGGACACAAAGAAAAACTTGCCAACGTGTCCATTGAGATTGCAGAGATTGAAGCGGAATTGAAAGAGGTGCAATCCAAATACAAGGGCAGGTTGAAACCCTTGAAAGAAGCCCGTGCCAACATGGTTTCTAACATCAAGGCAAAAGCCGAATATGTGCATGAACCATGTTACCGTTTCACAGACCAAGAAACAAAAACAACGGAGTTCTACAATAAGGAGGGTGATTTGGTGGAGGAACGCCCGGCAACGGCGGATGAAATGCAACCAACCCTTTTTGCAGTTCGTGGTTTCAATCAAGCAGATAAAACATGTACTAACAATTAAATATCATCATTATGCAGAACGAAAAAATGGTTATCAACCTTGCACCCGGACAAAATGAAATCATTTTGCGAGAGGGAGCAGCCCCCAAAGTGCTTGACCCCAAAGCACCCGTGAAAATCAACATCGAGGGCATTATTACCGCCCCATGTGAGTTCTTGAACAAACGTATCAATGCAGGGCAATTTGAGCAAAAGGATTGCCATATCATCGTAAACCGTGAGGAAATTAAGATTTCCTTGGTTGTGAATGAATCCGATGAATACAAACGTGGCGTTGTTGTCGGCAAACTGCAATATCATCCCAAGTTTATTGAGTTTGGTATCAATACGGGCAAAGTTTGGTCGCCTACTGAACTTGGGTTGTTCGTGAAGATGAACCGTGCCTTTTTTGGCGACAAGGGAACAAACATGGAACTTGTTTCAAAGCTGATGAATTTCACGGCAACCGTGAACCACCAGATTGAACGTGAAGTTCAAGAGAATGGCAACCGCAAGGATAACTTTGCCCAAACGGTTAATTCAAACTTGCCCAAGGTGTTCAACCTTAACATCCCCATTTTCAAAGGCGGCAAGCCTGAATCATTGGAGGTGGAAACCTTTGCAAAGATTGATGGGCGTGAAGTGGCATTCGTGCTTTTGTCACCGGGAGCGCAAGCAACCATTGAAGAATTGAGGGACAAGGCTATTGATGAACAGTTGGAAGCAATCAAACAGATTGCCCCGGATATAGCAATCATTGAAGTATAAACACAATCCCACCGTTCCCATGAAAACCATGTGGAGCGGTGGGGCAAACAATCGCAACAATGAATAAAGAATTGAAAGCCAAATTGGATGCCCTTGTTGAAAGGTTCAACACCCCGGCATTCATTGAAAATGACCCCGTGAAGTTCCCCCGGATGTTCACGGAGCAGCAAGATATTGAGGTTGCCGCATTCCTTTGTGCGTTGATAGCATGGGGCAACCGAAAGCAGATATTGAACGGATGCCAAAAGATGCTATTTGATGTAATGGAGGGGCAACCGTATGATTTTGTGATGGATGATGGTTGGCGAACGATTGACCCCGAAATCAACATCCACCGTACATTCTTTGGCAGGGATTTGCAATATATGTGCAAGGGCTTGCAATGGGCGTTCAACGTATCAAATGAATGGGATTCCTTGGAATTTGCATTTGCAGGGCAACCCGATATGTGGAAAGGCATCGAAACCTTGCGAAGTTTGTTTATCCATGCAAATGATGGCAAGCCATCCAAGCATCTTTCAAATCCGGCAATCAACAGACACAAGGGCGGTTCGGCTTGCAAGCGGTTCAACCTTATGTTGCGTTGGTTGGTTCGTGCTGATGGCATTGTGGATATAGGCATTTGGCATGATGTCAAGCCATCATCTTTGTTCATCCCCTTGGATGTCCATGTTGGCAGAATCGGGCGTGAACTTGGCTTGCTTACAAGAAAGCAGGATGACAGGTTGGCGGTTGAGGAATTGACCGACAAGTTGCGTGAT